CGCGTAGGGTCATACCAGACGGCGTTGTGAGGACTTTAATCTTGCCCATCAAAGTTTGCCCTTCCCACCAAAGCTTTGTTACTAGGTGAGAGGAGTTTTTGAGATTAACAACGCTGTCTTCTGGATGGTCCAGTTCGCCAACTGCTCGGCGGTCTTCTACTACTTTGCTGTATTTGTCGATCTCTCTTTTCAATACCTCAAAAGGATATTTACGACCGTTGCCGTTCAGGCGTTCTGCTTCGTGGCATTTACCAACAAGATAGAGTGCTGTGCCTTCGGACATTTCGTTTTTCTCACTTTCCGTAAGCATATCCAGGCACATCCCATCGGGACACAGTTCGTAAAATTCTCTTAATAGTTTTTTGTTGTCTCTCATAGTTTGTGTTTCCTATATTGGCGGGCGCAACCCGCGTGAGTTAAGAGCCGCTACAACAGCGTCGAACTCTTGGAATATTTCTACGTCGCATTGTTCTTCTCCTTTGTGATTTTCACAGTTCTTCTCCCCATTTATCTTCATTCCATTTATATTCAGTGTATGGGATGATGCCAATCTTTCTCGGTGTCTTAACTGGCTTTGCATATTGCTCGGAATAAGATATTAACTTGTCTAATAAGCTGTCCAAAAGTCCTGCTTCTTTAACCGTATCATATAGAAAATCCCCACCACCATCCTGAATCGTTCCCAAGACAAGAACATTTTTCTTGTCCCAGTCCTCATAGTCAGTGGTCCAGTCATAATCTTTTACAGCCTCAACTACTTCTGGATTGTTTCTCAGTTCAGTCTCTTCTACAAAATCGTTAAGCGCTTTACCAAAAACTTTGTAGAGTGGCAAGTATTCTTCCTGCTCCATAACTCTTCCAAGCTCTTCTTTAATGATCTTTTTAAGTTGTGTCTTTGTGATTTTCATTTATTTACTTTAGTCTCCTATTAGTTCCACAAGGGCCGCGGCTAACTTTTGCATTAAAAGAAAAGGCTTGCCTGTCATAATATTGCCATCAGCAGCAGCAGTTTGGAGTTTGCCCAGTATATTTCTCATCACGCCGCGTTCAGCATCAGTAATTCCTGCGGTGCCGGCAGCTTTTCCCTGCTCAATACCAGCCACGCGAGCTTTTTCTCTACTAAGCTTTTCTTCTTCTTCTTCCGGTTCGGGGACTACCTCTTCTTGGCCGTTGATTTCAAAGAGAGCTAGCTCTTCCTTGATAATCTGTTTAAGTTGTTTCTTTGTGATTTTCATTTCTTCCTCCGGCGCTTTGATTCGTCCCAACGGCTGCTGGAGGCCCCTTTTTGGGCGCGGCGGAAAGCTGCGAGATCTCGGTCGCGTTGGCTTTCTCTCTCGGAATAGGAACTCCCTGCCGAGCGGCCGCGTTCACGACGACGTGCTGCGGCTTCTCTTTCCTGCCGATCAAGCCAAGTACTTTCTGAACTGCGATAGCCTTCGCCCTCGCCATAGCCTTCTTCAAGCTCTTCAGACTCTTCAAGCTCTTCAAGCTCTTCAGACTCTTCAGACAAAACCGCCTCAATCTCTTCCTTGATAATTCTTTTAAGCTGGCGCTTTGTGATTTTCATTTTATTGTTCCTTTATTAATTTTGATGCCTTCATCTCCGACGATCATTGATAGTAAATAAGAAGTTCCGGCCCCAACACACCCACAAATAAAAAAGTTTGCTATGGTATAGTCAAAGGTAAATAGTTCTGTCCACTTGTTAATGACGAATAAAAACCATCCGGCGTGGAAACCAAAACAGAGAGGACAATGGAATATCTTTCCTAAACCTCTCAGCCATTCTTTGTTTGGTCGTATGCTATTAAAGATGCTAGCATATACGACAAGGAAAGTCAGGCCGTAACAGGCGAGCGCAAACCATAATAATTCCATTTTAACCTCTACTCATATGTGAATGACTGATAATAGAAGGAGTTTCCATAGGAGAACTGATTGCCGCCCATCGACCCCTTCTTGGGATCTTGTGGTATTTCGCCAAGTTTGGTGGAGTGCTCATCGTCCGGATCCGTCATACCATCGTCAATTATCTCTTCATAATCTTCAACGAACTCAAAGTAGGGTCGTTCTTCCTCAATGAACTTTGAGACGTTAAGAATCAAAAGCTTCACTGTGCTATATTTGTCTGAATCAAAATATGTGCCTTCAATGCTTCCATAAACATTTCCGCCTTGGACCGACGCGGGATCGATGAGACCGTTTTTCGTAAGAAAATGGAAAAGACGGTTTTGCGCGCCGTAGACATAGTTGGTCATTACATCCTTTGGAAACACAACGACTTTCTTGTTCTTGGGTTTAATAACGATAACAATGTCGGAATGGTCAAAAATCATAAAATCATCATTTAGATTCTTAGATATTTGAAGTTTTACTATCTGCTTTGGTTCAAGTTTTTCCGGCGGCTTATTGCCGACCTTAATCGTTATGGCCATTTTCGTCTAACTCCTTCACAAGTGATTGTAGTTTTAAGACTTTCTCTAACACAGCATCGTTGATTGGTTCTTTTTTAAAACTTTCAATAAGTTCAACAACGGAGTTTAGTTTTGTTTTGATACCCTGATCTCCGGTTTGATGACTTTCCACAATGGCCCGGATTCGTCCGATCTCTTCACTAAGGAAAGAAACAAAGCCAATGCCGCCATCGGAGAAGGAAAGGACATATTTTTGAATAAGTTGCTTCTGCTCTCCCAGGAGTTGATCGTCGTATTTATTGTTGAAGTTCTTGATTACTGTCTTATAAACCAAATCGTTCATCGGCTTCATAACTTCGTTCTTTTGTTGCGCGGAAGGCTTCATAAGGGAGACCACCAACTTCTTTTCCAGCAAGACGCGCTCTTTGGCGTTGTGCTCTTGCCCGAAGATTTGAGATATTGTTGCGAGGGTCTTGTAGTTTGGAACAAACATATTATAACTGTCGCGACCAATGCTCTTGTTGATCCAGTTGATAAGTTTGGTCTGTTCGTTAAAAATGTCCCTTCTGTCTAGTTTGTTGAAATCTTGCTTGGACTCCTGGATTAGCCGATGGGCCACATAAGAGTCTGCGCTGTTCAGTTCGTATAGGTTTTTGTATAGCCTCAACTCCTCCGATAGAGGGCGTCCAGCGCCGAAAAACTCTTTGAGAGTGCCCTTGATGGACTTCGCTAAAACTTCGTCCTTCCTCAACGAGGCCAAAGCATATTGCTTAATAAGAACCTCATAAAGAAAAGCGGTATTTCTTTTCTTATTATGTTTCAATCTCATTCTTTTTTCTCCAGTGATTCAATAAGTATATTTATTTGCTTTTGAGTATTAAATATTTGTTTCTCTTCCACAGAGTAATTAGTAGCGGCCGACTCGTAAATATTACCAGTGGCCAAATTGCCCAATTCTTTGCTGCCGAGGTTGGTTGTTCTGGGCGTGGCCCCTATAGCATCTTTTGAAGTTCTGGACTGGTCTCTCATTTGAAGGAGGTTCTTTCGTTTAGCCTTGTTACGGGGCCGGGGATTCACATCCTTCCAATAGGTTTTTCCACCAGGGGCGAGGACTTCTTCCTGTTCTTGTCCGGGGCGATCAGGATGAAGGCGTGTTTCTCCAGTCAGAACTAGGTCGCCGGCGTCTTCTTGGAGAGCGCCTTCTTCGCCGGGAGTGGCCAATAGAATGTCCTCGGCTCCTTCGGCTCCGGGCTCTTCAGGGATCTCGTCGCCAAGTTCGCCAGCCATATCGCCGCCGAGGTCGCCCAGATCACCACCCAGATCACCCAGATCACCACCTAGATCGCCGCCGAGGCCAGCGGACTCTTCTTGCATTTGCTCGGCCACTGCGGAAAGTTGAGCGTCGTATTTGCGATCATAGAAGATTTCCCTCTGGTTTCGCAGGAACTCCTCTTCACCAACATTGAATAGATGCTCGGTGATCCATCTCCGCGAGAAAAAGCCCTCGGTTGCCTTGCTGGCGACATCAAACTTGGTCGACCAATGCTCCAACTCTTGAAGTTCGGCAATCTTTGACGGGTTGTTCAGCGCCAATTCAAAGGCCAGCAAGTCTTCGTTGCGGAAACCCAGGGTATAAAGATGGATAATGCCGATCTTCTCTAACTCGGAAATGATGACTCTTTGGAGTCTCTGGACCGTTCTGGAAAAACGAATGTCCTTTTGGGCTAGCGTGGTCTTATCCTCTGTGGCCGTGTCTGATTGGGTTAGATATGCCGCAGGAATCTTTAATGCCGAGAACAGCTTGTCGCGCAGATACTTAACATCGTCAATATCGCCGGTGAAAGTGCCGCCGGGTAATGATTGAATCTCGGAGCTTGTACTGCCGCGGACGGGAATGAAGAAGTCCTCCTCAACAGACAAGGGGTTATAGCGAAGGTCGACGCGGCCAGTCTTATCGTCGACGATAGAGTTTCGCTTCATAGAGGTCATCACTTTTTGCATATACTGCTCGACCTCGTTGGGCGGGATCGCGCCGACATCAATCTTGAATACGCGGCGTTCTGGGGCGCGGACAACTCGGTAAGCCATCATAGCATCTTCCATAAGTTGTAGCTGGCGCCAAATGCGGCGGGCTGGTTCCAAGACTGATGTTCCGTATGGAGCATACTTGTCGTTTCCTAAAATACGGAAGTGGGCGATTTGCCAATTCTCCAAAGTAATGCCGGCAGAGTTCCATTGGTATTGGATATAGTTTGCGTTTGTTTTGTCCTCGCCTTCCAGCCTTTCGATTTCGGCGGTTGGGATTCCGATTGCGTTCATTACGCCTTCGTTCTCGTCGATATCCAGATAAAGGAAGTAATCGCCATACTTACACATCGTTCGACTCCAGCCGAAGAGGTTGAAGTTGATGTTTAGGATATTGTGGTAAAGGATGTTGAGAACACTTTTGATTTCATCGTTAGAGCATTTGATGTTCAACATCGGTTGAAGGGCGGAATGAGTCGTCATTTCGTCAGCATAGATATCAAGAGCAGAAGCGATCTCTGGAGTGTATTCCATCTGGTCGAAGTCTACATATCGCTCTGTGCGGTTATGATTAACCATAAGAGCGTTTTGCATATTGGAGAATGCGTAGTGTTGGGCGCGTTGGAACTGTTGGCCAGAGGCGGAACGGAACTGACTAGAGTACTTGTCCAACAGAGACCGGCGCAGACGCCTGGTATTCTGTGTGCGATAGTTGACAATCGGACCAGAAAATATCTTAGTCAGTTGTCGGAATAACTGTGAGCCTGGGTTTTTGGGGTTTTTATCTCTATTAGCCATTTATTCTATCCTTTTAAAAGCCATATGAACTGCTCGGTTTCTTCTTTTCTTTTTAATGTCTCGTCGGAAAATCCTGACACCTTGTGCCCTTCCATCCCAGCAATGGTGGTTTGGAAGGAGTGGTTCGAGACGAACATTGAATTTACCATTGCGCGTTGATAGTCCATCTCCTTTTGATTAACTGTTAGTGCTGTGTCTTTTACCCAACAGGCTATAGCGAAGGACATAACTAGATCGTCGTGATAAGAACGCATTGCCTGTGGTCGATTGTTTTGCCAAATAAAAGTTTTAAACTCGTTGATAATCCTTGATGAATATACCTTAATTAGTTTGTTGCGTATAAACTCTTCCATTTTAGCAACAATCAAAGGCCTGGTCTTGCTGGAAGTCGTGAAACCGGCTATGACTTTATCCGTATCATAGGCCTGAACTGGATCGACATATTCGTGAGAGCCTTTGGCCGAGTAGTAAATGTTAGAATATTCCAGATCTTGGAGTTTCTCCAAAACAGAAATACCCAGGCTGTTGTTTTCTACTACAAGAAGACAAAAGCCGTATTCTTTGCCGGTATTATATAGTATTCTAGAAAAGTCGCCAAGTGATGGTTTGCCCTGATATTCTCCTATCACTTCCATTGTTTCCAGTTTGAGAATGTGGAACACAGAGAAATCGGATCCGTCGCCTCTTGCGACGTCGGCTACTAATAGGTAGGAGAAGTTTGGATCGTATTGCTCCCATAGCCACAAGTTTCTATCAAACCCAGTCTTATATTTGGGAGGCGTTATATTCTCGTGGATCCTTTTGAGATCTTCTGGGTTGATGACCGTATCGCCAGAAGCGTTGAAAGAGCATTCAAGCTCTTGGGCGATTTGCCTCTGGGACATATTCCTGGTTTCTTTTGCGAACCAGTCCGGACCTCTTTCCGGATGGACACTCCAAGGAAGCATAGTCGGGTGAAAGTCGTTGGCGCCTTGATCGGCTTCGATATAGACCTTGTGAAACCAGTTGCCGACGCCGTTGGGTGTTGAAAGGGCGATACAGCGACCACCAGTTGATAGGGTAGGATAAAGGCCGGTCCATAGATCTCCGAGTCCATCGACGTGGGCGGCCTCGTCAATAACCAAGAGAGACAAGGCTTCGGAACGGCCGGCATCACCAGAGGTGGTGGAAGCCTTCACTTCCGATCCGTTAGTGAGGATGAAAGAGGTTCTGTTGTCGATCTTGATCTTCGCGATTCTCAACCAAGGCGGGAGAGACTGCATGATGCTTTTGACTTTCTTGACCAAGTTGGCCGCTGTGCCGAACTTGGTTGCGACAACAAGGACATTCTTGTCGCGATAAAACAACATAAGCCAGACAATATAAGCGGCAGTCACAGTTGAAATGCCTAGTTGTCTGGCTTTTAGAATAACGTTGAAACGATAATCGTTGAAGTCTTCTAGGAGGCCTTCTTGATAATCGTATAAGTCAAAAGGAATAAGACCTCTCTGCGGGTGAGAGATCCGGCAGTAGCTATTTATAAAGTATACCGGCTCTTTACCGCACTTTACTATTTCCTTGACTATCTGCTTTTTAGTAAGCGTCTTGGACATTAGCCCTTTCTTGTATCGTTAGAAGGACGCTTGGGCTTAGAGGGGAGTTCCAAGTAAGCCTTGAAGCTGGCCTCGATGCTGTCCTTGCTATCACCAACTATGGGATCGGTGCCGTCCATTCCCGAGATATCGTAGGTTCTGTGTGCGGTCACAAAATAACGAACACGAGAGGTGTTTTCAGCACAGACATAAACTTCGCCGGCGGGCTTGAGGGTCAGGGCAGAGCCGGTGACCTTCTTATATTCTTTTTTCAGCCAAGAGGCGACGTCTTGAATAGTCTGTTCCACTTCAGCTTCGAGGTCACTTTTATAAATGTCGGAAAGAGAAATCTCAGACTGGTATTTGATAAACAGTTGATTGCCGCTGAACTGGACACCGAAACCGTCGATGACGCGGCTGTCCAAAATCGGGTGGCCTTCTTCTCTTTTCAAGCCGATCTTGACCGGCTCCCCATCTTTCGTGGTGGCGCCGTCGTGGCCCATCTCACTGACTATACTAGATAACGTTCTTACGATTTCAAGTGCTGTTGCCATTTGGTCTCCATCCTTTTTTCCATCGATCTTCCCGGCCTTCCACCCATTTTACATAGCAACCAAAACAACATTCAAACTTATTTATATAAATATCATCTTTTGCTGTTCGGCTAGCTTTGTCGCAAACGGGGCAGGTGGTAAAGACTCCTTCTCTATTAAGTAGTTTTTCGGTGATCAAAAAACCATCTTCTTTTATTTTACGATCATTATCAAAAAAATCTAGATCCTTTTTAGATAGTTGTTTTATCTGTTCCAGATATTTTTGTTCTTTTTTGTCATCCCACTTACTCTGTGGGGTCTGGACTGCCTCTTTCCCATACTTCTTTGCTATTGCCTGTTCTATCTTGGCTATTTTGTCAAAGTCTTTCGCTTTCATCAGTCAACCGCTTGGCTAATCGCAAATACGCCGGCGACCCCTACTGCTATACCAGCGGCAGCGGAGGCGGCAATGATAAGTGGTAGATTAACTTTTCTATCTTTTTTGATTATTCCTCGTAAAGAGTCTAGTTCTTCGTCGCGGAGCCTCAAACTCTCTTCGTATCGTATGGTAGATTCTTCCATATGGATTCTCAAAGTATCGTATTGTAAAGTAAACTCTTCTTGTTGTAGTCCCAGTCGCAGATTCAGCCGGCTTTGATATTCTTCTTCTTGAAACTCTTTCCAGGTTAAAAGTTGGGCGGTGGCGACATTATCAAAGCAGGTTGCCTCGAACGGCGCGATTCCGCCTTTGGGCAGTAAAGTAAATGTTCCAGTATCTTGCGCGTATGCGGCAGGACATAGAAGCAAGGTGAAGCCTAATATTTTTAGTGTTCTACTCCACATATATAAACTCAAATGCTTCTTCGATCTGTTCTATTAGAGCAGCGGGGTTTGTGGTTCTTAGCCTGGTGACTTCCTCAACTCTTCTTGATTTTAGTTCTTCTACTTCTTCCTGCGTCTTTTCGTATTCGCTTAGTAGTCTTTTTATCTTTTCTTCATACTCTTCGACCAGTTCGGCCTTTCTTTCGGTCTCTCTGGCGTGGCTCTCTTTCAGGATCACCAACTCGTCTTCATAGCGAGCGGTTGCTATATCCATAGCTTTGATTAGGGAAGAGCGATCATAATACCAAGAAGCCGACACTGTTAAGAGGAGCAATCCAATTAAGATTTCTTTCCAGTATTTTATTAAAGTAGAAACGAAGGCATTCACTAGTTCGCCTTGAGTTTAACAATCGCATCAATAACACTTTGTCCGCCAATATATAAAGCCGAGATCATAACCCAGTCTGCGCTGGTTAAAAAGCCTGACGCGGCCAAGCCGGTGGCTGTTGCCCACACAAGCAACTTGCGTGAAACAATCTTTTCTAATCCTTTGTCAATTGCTCCTTTTAACATACTCATATTACCTCCAATGTAATTTTCATTTTAACTCCTTGATAGCCTTCTAATAAAATCTTGTAGGGGCAGTCTTCTGAGAATATGTTCCCATATCGATTCCCCTCTTAATTTTTTCAACAGCAGCATCAACATCACCACCGTTATTTTTAAGCTCGTAACCCATCTCTCTCATCATACGCAAAAAAGGATCCCGAGAGGTTATAAACTGTTGAACACCCGGCTCCCCGACGCGAGGCGGTGGGCCCGATGTGCCGTATTCGCCATCCCCAACTCTTCTCCCCATCTCCTCCGCGGCTCGGTCGATCCGGCCTTTGTGGGCAGGGTTGTTCACCTCTTCGGCCATATCGCGAAGGATGATTTCCATTTCTGGTATAGACGTTCTCCAGAGTCCGGTGACCGCCGCTAGCGATTCTTCTATCTCTTCCTTGATGATCTTTTTAAGTTGTGATTTTGTGATTTTCATTGCCGTCTCCGGCGGGCATGCTTTCTCGCGAGTCTAACAACGTCTTGGGCCAGGCGATCCGGCGCGGAGCCGTCGGGAGCGACGTCCTGTATTGCGCTACTAACAGCAGCCTTGACTGCTTCAGCAAACTTATAAGCAACTTCCTTTTGACGCTTGCGGATAGCTGTGGGCCAAGGCCCGCGGGCGCCTTTGACTCCGGGCATGTCCCATTGGGATGGATTCGGCGATGTGTCGCGTGGTGGCCACACAGATCCGGGGCCTGGGTCGCCGGCATGCGGAGTTTGAACCTGATCCGTTAGTTTATGATACTCGGCCGCAAGAGCGTTAAGCTCTTCGTCGGCATCAAGTACGGTGGCGACCTGATTAAGTATCTCCTGCGCTTTTTCTACTTCCGCTGCCTTGATTTGATTGGCCAGATCGTTGGCCAGATTGTTGGCTGCGCGGCTGGCCAGTCTAAGGCTGCCGCCTAATATGCTTTTTGCGGCAGTGGCGACGAGGCCGACGCCTTTCCAGGCAGCGATACCAAGCACTACTCCTAACGTAATGGTGCCCACTCCTACTTCGGCGATCATTCCTACTCCCTCTAGACCGAGTTCCTCTGGTGAAAGAACTGGTGTTTCTCCGTCGCCGGGAAAACTCTCGGTTCCCGCCATAACGGCTTCCAACTCTTCTTTGATAATTCTCTTAAGTTGTTTCTTTGTGATTTTCATTTTTTAGTTCCCTCTATCGTGACGGGGGTGAAAATCCCACCGGACACAATAAATAGTTATTGATTAACGAAAGCGAACCCATCCTTCTTAGAAATATCGATAGTCATATCGGAAACATCCTTCAAGGAATCCAAGTGAGAGATAAGAAAAACCGTTCTGAACTTGGACTTGATGATCTCCAACATCTGCGTGAATGCTTGGAGATGCGTTTCGTCCAGCGCAGTTCCGGGCTCATCCAATATCATAATATCGCTTTTCGGCAAGTTGGAGACAGAAAGCAGGGCAAGGCGAATAGCCATCGCCGCCATCGTCTTCTCGGCACCGGAGGCCATAGAGAGAGGCCGAGGATCGTGCCTGGGATGCTTGATGAATATCTCCAACTTGTTGCCGACTTCCTCAAAGAAGGCCTCAAAGTCGGTGAGGTTCGCAAGTATCTTTGCGATCTCCTCATTTACGACGGGCAACCGCTTTTTGATAATGTCGTAGGCAATACCGTTAGAATGCATACATCTCATAAACAAGTCATAAGCGGTATATTCTTGCCGTAGGTTGTTGGCGTCGGTGCGCTGTTCTTCAAGGTGGGCCACCTTTTGTTCGTTGGAACCTACACTTCGGTGCAGGAGAGATATTTTCTCATTGCACTTTTCATATCTTTTGTTAGTCTTTATGGCCTGGGCTTCCATTTCCTTCTGGGATGAAATAAGATTTTCTAGGTTTTCAATCGCTTCTTTGTTCTCTTCATAAACTCCCTTCTTGGATAAAAGTTGTTCTATCTCGATCTCGATCTTGGAAATAGACGCTTCGTTAGATTCAATTTGGAGTTCCAGTTCTCTTATTTTGGTCTCGGCCAAACGCTTCTTGAAAGAAATATCGTTGTATTGCTGGATCTGGGAGGTTATTGCTTCCTCGTCCAGGGTTTCGTATATCTCTTCAAGATCGGTGAGATCTGTTTCCAGGGATGGTTTTGTTTTGGCGGCTGCGACAGCATCTTTGATGAACTTACAACTAGGATAAGAATCCCCACAGGGGACTTCCGCAAGCAGTTCTTCGCGGCGATCAACATCTTCAAGTCTTGATTTGAGAATATCTATCTGTTTTACCAGTATTATAATCTGTTTCTCTTTCTTGGTTAGATTATCAATATCAAAGTTCTCCAAAAAGCCGGACATCTTATCCAGGGTTTCTTTTTTCTCTTCGATCTCGTTTCGCTGGTTGAATAGGGCTTCTTGGGTTTTGGACAGTATTTTCTGGCCCTTCTCCAAGAAGGCATTGACCCTGTGGATATAAATGGGCTCTGCCGGGACGGCTGCGATCTTATTGGCTATTTCAGCAATATCAAGCGATAAGGTGGTTGATTTCTCCAAGAGGCCGCGGCAGGCTGCCTGTTGTATAATCAGGCTTTTCTCGGCTTGATAGAGTTCCTTCTTGGCCTCTTTGATTTCTTCGTCGAAGTTGCGCTCGCCAAGGCGGCGAAGGGCGCCTTTGATTTCGGCCGAGTCTTCTTTTGATAATCTGAACTTCTTCTCAAAAACCATCAAGTCCAAAAAGTTCGCCAGGATCTCTTTTCGTTTTGTGCTTCCTTCTCTGATAAACGAGAGGCTATCAAGTTGGCTAGCCATACTGGTATTCAGGAAGTCGTCTATCGTGCCGAAAATACGGCGAATGTTTTTATCGGTTTCGTTCCTTGTTAGGCCATTCAGGCTTTCAAGTTCGCCGGTGTCTAAATCTACACTGTAAAAATCCAAATCTACTTTGGCTTCAAGGGTTTCTTCGCCTTTCAACTTCTTTGTATATTTTTCAGATCTCCGATTGATAGTGTAGAGTTTGCTTCCAATAACTATTTCAGCGATGCCTTCGGCGTGATCTTTCTGCTGGTTTATTACATTCAGATTCTTGCGTTCGTTCTTTGAGGTTGTATTGAAGATCGTGTAGAGCAAACTATCAACAACGCTAGACTTACCCGAGAAGTTCTTTCCGAATATGCCGACAACTCCGTTTAGTTTCTCAAACCTAATCTTATTGGCCGGTCCATAGTTGAATAGGTTGTCCCAGGTGAGTGTCTTAACATGCCAGTTTACATTTCTTGATATTTCCTCACTTTCCTCAACGATGCTCGTATATTTGCGATTGAGGTCCAAGACGCGTTGGAGAAGGTCTTCGCTAATCTCGTAGTCTTTGAGATATTCTCGAATGAACTTCTCTAAAACCGCGGTGTCTCGCAGGTTCTCTTGTTCGATATTGCCGGCATATTTCTCGATGTTGCCGCGTTGGCCGGCAGAGCGGTTAAGAAAGGTTACGCTTTCAGGCTTGAATCGGTGCTTGGCGACTTCGACGGCGCGATGCATCTGCTGGACTGATAGGTTGTTTTCGCTGATTAGTCTTACGCGGGAACCTCGGGGGATGCGCTGGTTTCGGGGCATCCGGCCGGTGGGAGTGAGGCGAACCGTGACGAAGGGCTTGGGATTATCCAAGACAAAATGTTCGCAAGTAAAGGTCTCTTTATCTTGTATATCCCACAGTAAGTAGCCTTTGTCATTTGTCTCGCCAAAGTTCTGTTGAACGGTTGAGCCAGGATATCTGACCTTTCCGTCGCGGTCTAGGATCTGGTTTGTCTTGTGAATATCGCCCAGAAGAGCATAATCAAAATCCTCGAAGATGTTTATGCTGTGATCGCCCTCTTGCATCGTCCAGCCAATATCAGTTTTGACGCCGGCAATGGCACCGTGATAGAGAGCAATATTAATATTCTCTTCGCTCGTTGGCGTGATCCAGTTCTCTTCGTCGAAAACGGACAAGACATTGAGCACAACGTTGTGGCCGACGGAGACTTCCTGTGCGTCTTTCAATAGATGCAGGTTGGGATGCCCCAGCGCATTTACTATCGGCGTGATCGCGTCTTGGCGATTAGAGTTTTTGAGGTTGCCGTCGTGGTTGCCGAGGACAATATAGGTTGGTGCGACGTCGGCAAGGCCGGACAAAAACTCTGTTGCTAGTTGGAAGTATTCCGGCGAGAGTTGCGTTTTTGTATGAGCGATGTCGCCACAATGAACAATACAATCAATTTCCTGTTCCTTAAGGTTTGTGAATAGTTGCTCAAATACAGAGCGGTATTCTTTATGATACCTGTAGTTTCTGATGTGTGTGTCAGCCAGATGGCAGATCCGCATTTATTCTCCTGATAGACAAATGCCTTGCATCTAATATAACACATAAACGCAAGGCAGTCAAGGATTATTATTTTATTATCTCTATTCTTCGAGATTAGGTTATTCGTCTTTTTCGGGAGCGGTGGGGTCTTTTTGCATTATCCGCTGGCCGGCAGCAACCATCAGAGCGCCGATTGCGACGGGCGAGAAGTTGTAGCCAACTTGCATTATAGCATCAACGATCACTTGAATCTTTTGGGGATCAGTCATTAGTTCGACCGGATCCTCGTTCAGTTGTGTGGTAGTTTGCTCTTTAAGCTCTTCTTTGATAAACTGTTTGAGTTGTTTCTTTGTTAGTTTCATTGTGATGGTCCCCAAACCCATTCAGGTTCGCCTTCTTCGACGTTGCCGGGTTGAAAAATAAAATCACCGGGGAGGGGAGTTCCGTCAGGTCCGGTGGGCCACATCGGGTGAGTATTGTCTACGGGCTCGGGTGAAAGAGCAGCATACTCGTCCAGGGAGATGCCCGGTGTCGGTTGGGGCAATTCGTTGTTTTCTTCGGCAGGGGCGCCGGCAACCTCGATAATAAGGCGTTGGCCTGGATCGAGAGTGATGTGAATGTCTTCCATTGTTGTTTCCTTTTAAAAAGAAGTTATCTCTAAACAGTAAATAACTTTTGTAGTAAATAGTCATCCTGGGAAACAAAAGATGCTTCTTGCCTCCTTTTTTCGAATATGTCTTTCGTCATTTCGCCGACATCTTCATAGCCATCAACATCGATCATATAAACTTCGACGTCATAAGACAAAAGCAGTTTCAGGATTTCAACCGTCTTTTTGGACGCGTCGGAATCCAGAGCGAGATACACCACAGCATTTCTTTTTACGATCTCTTGAAACAACTTCGAATTTTCGCGAATGGTCGAACCTAATAAAGGGATGGCATTTCCAGCTTTGATAGCGTCAAAAATGCCCTCAACAATAATAATAGGGTTATCCCAATCCACGTATAGTTCATTAAAGACGATATTCTTTGCTGCGGAGGGGTTCTTATAGCGTGGCCACGCATTTGTATAACTCCTGGCGATAAAATAGTTCACATTCCCATCGCCATTGAAAGAGGGAATGATGATCCGGCCGTGATATGGGCCGGCCTCACAAAATCCGATCTTCCACCGCAGGATGTCTTGGGGACCAAGACCGCGGTCATTTAAATAGTTTAAGGCCCTTCTCGCTCCCGTAGGAGGATTTTTAGAGGAAAGAGGTATGAACTCCCCCGGAAGGTTTAAAAGGGTCTCAAGGTGGGGCTTTCGCTCCGCAAACAGATCCTCAAAAGCGCCGAGGTCGACGACACCTGAGAGGTCGTTCCACTCTTGGCGTTCCTCAAAGGAGCCGAAGCGGCGAACAAGGCGGCCAAGGTTCTTGCCGCGGGCGTCACAGACCCAGCATTTGTAATAGCCTTTTTCAACATTGACGGAAAACTTTCTCTTGTGGTGCTCGCAATACGGGCAATGAAACAAGTGTTCGTCGTTTGTTTTATATGAGTATCCAAGAACATCTGTTAGGATTTGGAGTTTTGTTCGCATATGTATCCTGCTTTCGCGATGATAATGGAATCCGCCATATCATAACAATGTGGTTTTGGGTTTCCGTTTCTGGTGTATTCTATTTCAAAGGCCGGCTCGGTGGCGATCAGGTGCTGTATAACGACCTCTTTGGCCTTTTGCCCTTTGGGAATCTTCAAGCCGCATATGCGCCGAGCACTTGGGGCTGCGACATAGAGCGGTTCTGTTCCATATATATCATAACACAGCCAGGAGACAATGCCATTAAAAGATGACAATATTGACAAAGTTTTTGCAGAAGAAAAACCAGAGCGAAATGACTGCAAAGATTTCTCTATATACACTTGTTCGATCTGGTATTCGGATTTTATAGTTAAAAGAGCATCGCGCATTTTCTGCGCTTTGGTCATAAGGGTAGGAAAATAGCGCTTGTTACGAAAGTCCCAAGCGCCATTTGAAATAATGTTGTCGTTTTTGTCGATGATTGCAAAACCAGTAATGCTGGTTGAGATGTCTAGGCCGAGAATCATTGATTATTTATCGAGTAGCGATGTCTCGGGGTATTGCACTACCAAAATTTCGCATTAAATCTTGGAAAACCCCTTCGCCACTCGCCATGAGTTTTTCGATCACACCCATGGTGGCTTCGGTGACGGCCGGATCGTCGCCTTGTACTAATTCCGTCGCCTGCTTCATGACTACCAAACCATCATTGATTGCTTGTTGTAGTTCCGGCTTTAGTGAAAGATAGTCAACATCCATTGGGCTGTGAACGTGTCTTGCAAGTTCTTGTGCCAAACCCGGGTGGCCGGACTCATTCGTAAAGCCGATAATAAGTTTGGTTGCTTCGAGATGTTCGCCAGTCACAGAAAGCTCCCCACCGGTGGATCCGGGCAAGCCAACAACCTTGGCCATGGCGACTCCTCCCCCAGACAATTGTTGTATTGCGTAAGTAACTGCTGTTATAACAGCAATTTGGACAGCAATCGTAGCTACAGCATAAACAGTTGGCTGACTTTCTTTAAATTTGAGCCTCGCCTTATTTATACGACTACCGACTTTGGCTATCTTTGCGAGCGCGGCAAAACTATAATTTTTCACCTTCAGCATGAAAGCCACAAGTTGAAGAGACATTTCCATGTAGGGATTTTTTAGAAAACGTATAGCCGCCTCTTTAGCTCGGGCTGGTAGGTCACCAACTTTATCTTTGAGTTGTCCAAAGAATTTCCCAACCATATTTTCTTGAAGAAGCTTATCTGTTTGCCGTAACCACTTTTCAAAAATAACATTTAGCCTATCGTTATTTTGTCCTTCTTGTATCAAGCGAAATTCATGCGCTAAATCATATACAACCAGATCTTTACCTTCTAGAATAAAAACGAGGTCGTCAGGTTGATTACTATATCTCCGCCAGCCTTCCATTATCAGTTTCATGTTGTTCATTATTCAGTTCTCCTCTCATAAGTAGTTTTGACCTTCACATAAGCCACAACTTATTGATTATTAATATTGTATTCTATAATACTAAAAAGGAATTCTCGTTGTTCTGGGGTCAGAGGGTGATTGATTTCCGTGACCTGGACCTCCGGCGAAAGAGTGGCGGGAAAGACGAGGTAGCCAAGAAGAACAAGGGCGACGATGTAAGTGCTATTTTTTATCATAGTATAAGTATAGCCCATTACGAACCAAAAGTCAAGCTAAGTTTCCAATCTTTTTATTGTTTCTTTCTCTATCTCGTCGACGTGAGTCAAAATATCTTCGACGCCGACGCCGGTTGAGTCGGCAAGTCCTTGTAGTTCGGCTGGGCTTAGGGAGCGGACTTGTTTAATCTGATCTCCCACCTTTTCAGCATAAACCTCAAACGCCACAGACCAGGCGGGTGGAAGCATATCGGCGCCGATGTCGGGGTGTGAATCAAAGGCGCGGATTCCCTTTTGCTGGGTATATGCCCAGGTACCAGAGTTCCCGAAGAGCATCTTATCTAGGGATTCTATATCGTAAAAATCGTTGGTGGATCCACGAACCTTCCTAGATTCTAGGTTTTCTTTATAATCTTTCGCGGTGATTCCAAGAGAGGGCAGAATATAGTCATCTGCTATTTGGCCCGGCGTGACCCAGATTAGGCCTCCACTTGTCGGGGCTTTGGACCAACTCATTTCTTCCACCGGCATTTCGGGGGCAACGTGGGCGGCTATTGGCTCTTCCGTCTGCTCTATCCCCACATCGGGCATACTTGGGGTTTGAGAAGCCATCGTGCCGGCTGCGACGGCAGCGGCAAGGCCGGTGCCGGCAATTGCTGATTTCACGCCTTCTTCAAGATCTTCTTCTGGGGCGGGGAGGCCGAAGAGGATTTCCTTGGTTTGTGGGGACAAGAGGGAGCCGATATTGCTCTGCTCCTCTTTCACGTAGTGGCGCCAGCCTTCCATTATCAGCTTCATGCCAGACATGAACTATCTCCTATTTCATAAATAGCCACTTACATATCCAACTTTATCTTGAATGTGAAATCCCTGTTCAAAGTTTTTCGAATTGGTTTAGACAAAGTAGCAATGCCTATCAGGTTGTTGTCGTCATCATACACGCCTATCTTGCTAATAAATGTTTGCTTCTCGAAGCTAGCAGTAGGAGTTAAATAAGAGGCAGAAATAGCATTTTTGATCTTTAACTGTGGCTCGATATATTGATAAGTTCCGGAGTTTGCCACTTTTGATACAGACTGGCTATATTGAATATATGTAGGGTTTGTTGAGAAGTCTAGCTCGCCTTTTGGAGCATGACAAAACATCGTTATGTTTGGGACAAGATTGGTTGCCTCAAAGGCCATATTGTAACTAGATGAGGTCTCAGAGCCGCCGGCGTTTCCATCATTCATTCCTGTTGCAAAATAGACCCACTTGGCTTGATCCGGATTATTATCCGGATAGGTATAGGTCGTTATTGTCAAATCCCAAGAGCCGGTTATCAAAACTATGCCTTCATCATAAAGAATGACGCCGGCGACGGATCCGGAGCCAGTAGAGCCTTCCGGGCCTATCTGAATTAACTCCCCATTAGAATTGGAATCTTTTAGCTCACCGACAAGGGTGCCGGTTATATAATATTTTAGATTAACAGTGCCCTTGCGAAGGCGGCCCCCATAAAAGATGTTAGGAACAGAAATCAAATTAATCTGTTGTGTGGCCTTGTTGCCTAAACTGGAATCATATGCATAGTGGGCAGATTTTGGAGAATAATAGTTAAGTGTGTTTTTGAGTGCGGTGATTCTATTTCTGCTTGAATTTGTTGCGAAAAACTCCCTAGTTACAGAGGAAGTAACGGGGTACGCCCCGGTGATTTGTTGCGAAGGGCCATATTGTGTGTGATAGTCCGCATCAGTAATATCCCGGAAAGCCAACAGATCGTCCGTTTTATAGACAAAGGGATAAACAAGCCCGGTAGTGGCTGTATTTCTATCAACATTCAACTCGAACAAAGAAAGATTACCGATGGCAGACACCACGCTAGCGTCAAAGGCGCCGGATTGCAAACTCTTCTTGTTGTAATAGACCGAAGAATCAAAAACAAAGAATTCTTGCTTTGGGGTAGCTTCAATCTGATTGTAGAATATGTCTAATTCTTTGAATTTGTATAAGCTAGACACAGCTTACCTCCACATTAGTAGTCGAGGCGCACACGAAGAGTAAATTCTCCTGCGGGATCTTTTCTTTGTGGAGCCGAAAGTTTGCCAACTGCTAAAAGCTCGCGGTCTGGAGAATATAGCCCGACCGCGGTTGGATAAGCAACTGGCGGGTCGCTTCTTCTTTGCTTGACGCGGATCTTACTATTCGCCAAATATGTCGGATTCGAGCTATAATTGAACTCGTTGTGATTAACGCGACAAAAATAAACAGTCGAGTTTATCTCGGTGGTGTTATTGAAAGAAACATTATAGAGTCTGTTTCTTAGGGCGTCAGCCGTAGCCTGGATGGTCGAGCCAGTAATCATGGCCGGTATAAGATCTCCGCCAACATTCATCGTCAGGCTGGAGCTTAGAATTCCTTGATTTCCATTGATGTTTTGCGTGCTGTCGCACATTATTATGACCGGGTTGATCACAGCAATGCCGGCTTGATAATATATCAGGCCCACCGCCGCGGCGGAAGCGCCACCAGCTTGGATAGTAGTGCCACTCACTGGAGAGCCTGCCGAGTTCGTAATATACAGAATACCGTATTCCCCGGCCGGTGAGTTCGTTTTATATACATCTGCGGCGCCGGAGTCATAAACCTTGATTCGGAGCGCTGATGACGCCGGGACTGCATACCCACTTGATGCCATAAACTCTAGTGCAAAAGTTCCTTTCTTGATTTCGTCTTTGGAGAGAAGCCGAGAAAAATTGAAATACACCAAATCAGTATGAGTGCTTCCAGTGGCTAATTGCCCATCCCTATCAAAGTTTCGGACAGAGCCGGTTTCATCAAAGCCAACCAACACTTGAGCTAATTCGTTGTAAATATTAACCTTCTTTGTAGCTTGCGACGTGATGGTGACAGCACCGGAATAGCCCGTCGAAACTCCCAAAGTCAAATCAAAGATATGGTTTGCCGAAGAAGACAAGTATGGGTAATCATAAACCGACTGGAACATTCCATGACTATAATTTTTGATGTTATTATCGGAGTAAGTTCCCGAGATGATGGTTCCTGTAATAGGCACCGACTCATGCAGGAGAGTCCTTGTGCTTGTTACATCATTGGAGGTAAATTGTTTATAAACTCTAGCCATTTTTCTTTCCTTTTAATTAAAATTTGTTAGGGTAATTTGATAAATCTTACCGGAATATCAACTCGATAGCCGGTCGTTAGGCCCTCAATACTAATAAAAGTATCGATGTAGTTAACTGTTTCGCCTTCTACAGTGGTGGTTCCGCCCAACTCTGTAAACAACGAATCTGAATCACGGAGGTTTAAGCTGGTCGAGATTTTAAGACTCAATATTGTCCCACGAGAACCGGCGATAGTTTGAGTGCTCGTTCCGGAAGAGGTGATAGTATTCCTGGTGACCACCTTGCTCGCGCCTGCCGTCAAGGAGAAATAGTAGGAAGCAATGCCATCATCATCGATGAAGCTTGTGCTAGCCAGGGCGCCGTAGGAGTCGGCCAAATTTCCCAAGTCATTATTGATCTTAACAATATATTGACTTTCCACTAACGCAGGGGGAAGTTGTGTGCTGGGAGGGACCGCCGAGTTATCGATGCCTTGGTCAAGGCGAATAAACTTTGCATCATCAGTAGGATCATAACCGTTGAGTATTCCCTGCACGTTTTGTAGCGCGGTGGTCTCTGCTGTGGTCTGGTCGGCAGTAATAATAAAAAGATTACTTGCAGCATGTCTTTTATTGCTGTTGGCCAACTCGTTCAACTTGATAACCGGAAGATAAAGCAAATCGTTTCGTGAAAGCGACATAAGCTTTGACTTCATAAAGGAAGCGTTATTTGTAAAGGCCTCCAATATTGGAGTAAGTTTGATATTTTGATCATAGTAAGCCGAGCCACTAGCATTGGTTGAATCGTATAAAGAGTAGTCTATTTCGTCGTCTGCCAATGCAAAAGCAGTAATTTGAAAGCTACCATCGGCCTTGGCCAATCTCATCCGACCGGTGTCGGTTAAAACGGCGTCCAAGATAATGTCGCCGGAATTGTCTAAAAATCCCATGTTTTTCCTCTTATGAGAACTATTGTTCTCTAGTAATTAGTTCTATCATTATAAATAGTATATCCGCTAGTGTTTTGTAAAAATATCAAATTTTATTATCTAGATTGTTGGAGATTGAACTAAAGTTCTCTTGTAGCTTATTTGCCACATCAGATAACTATTCGGCAGATGGGCCGCAACTTTCCGATGTTTCCACATATGTTATCTGAGGGTTAAGATTAATGTCGATTGATTTGCCAGTTTTACTGGATGTGATTCGGATCTTGTAAGACTTGCCCCAAATAACCTCGTCCTTGTTGCCAGGGAGGGCCTTGTATAAATTTCCCCTTGCAGTAGCGATACCGTTGGCCAACATCGACTCCGTATTGATGGAGGATTGCATAAAAGTTGGTGAGAACAACAACAATCTTCTCATACGCGTGGAATTCTGCTTAAGTTGCCTATCCTTAAAATCAACTGCTCTTATAATTGGAAACACGGCGCCGCCATCGTTAACGACTTCTAACTCAAAAATTCTAGATGGATTTGAAATATTACCATTAATATCGACCGAGCGAAAAATATAATAATACTTTCGATTCGGTTCTACATCTTCGTTAAAGGAATATGAATTCGAATAAGGGCGTGTTTTTCCCGACAGGGCTGTCGAAAACTTCCGATAATAAGCTTTTTCAAAATCTTCGAATCCATATGGGTGATAATCTATCCTAAACACTTCGTAGGCTGATACATCGTCGTCGCTAGAAAATGCCAACAAATCGTGATCGTTAAGCTCTCTCTGAGTCTTGAGATTGTTATAATACACCTGATCTGAGGCATTGATGACAACGAACTGTGTCCTATACTCTCCTTCCATTATGTTTAGGTTAACTAGAATCTTGTTGTCAATACCTTTATATGGAATAAATTGGACATCTGGGGCTACGGGTAGATCGCCATTGATTCTACCAGATGCTATAAAATATGGGATTTCGAAGATTAGCGGCTCCGGGACCGTGGCTGCTAAAAACCTAGCCTCGCAATGTTTGACGCTTGGCGCCGGCGTGGTATGGCCGGGTGGGAGTTCTTCGGAATCGCCGCGGGGGCTATCTTGTAAGATTCCTGGCGTGGTCCGACCGGAGCCCACATCTTCTATAAGGTTTCTCAGGGTTTGGACCGATTCATTTGTGTGAATTGCTTTGAGATCCGGATCCGGTTGGCTGGCCAGCAAATCCTCGGCAACGTCTCTTACTTGCTGCGCCAACTCTGATTTTCGGGGGGCGCTCCATAAAAAGTCAGACGCATCGGGAGCAGCCTCGTCCGGTCGCGAAGTGCCACCGATGGATGGTTTGATTGGAGGGGCAGTGAGGGTTTCGTCGGTAGGGTCTTCAGGTGTCGGGCGCTTTGATGTAGAGGTGCCGGCGTTGTAGTAAAAATATCGACTCTCCACTACGAGAAGATAAGCATGTACCACATATGTGTATTGCTTGTTGGCCTTAACTTGACTGTCGGCGTAACTAACTACGTCGGCCAATGTTGAATTGAAAAACCAAAAATTCTGAATTGGTGAGGATAACTCTCCCACCTTGTCATACATTGTATCTTCTTTTAGATCTCCTTCATTCAGATCGAAATCAGCATCACTATATTTTGAAATTCGATAAGCAACCACTTCTTGATGAGGCTTGTGGCCCTTGATAATCTCTTCGAAACTTCTGTTTTTCTGTTGAATGGTTTTAGAAATCTGATCTCGCAAAACTGTATATCTAAACTTCTTGTTATAATAGCCGGTGGGCGGGGTGGTATCGTTAGCCAAGCGAATTGCCTCGGTTCGAGGCCCAAAGAAGAAAACGCCGGGTGTCCAGGAGAGGTCGTCAAAGCCGAGATGGGGGCCGGGGATTCCGTCCGAGGCGAGCGATTCATCGAGTAGCCTAAAGAACCACTCATTAAGGCCCCAGGCGCTGATTTGGGCGTCTGGTTCTTCTAGGAGGGTGTTGCTCTTTTGAGCCGATAGCTGGCGGAATGCTTTATAGAGTTGGGTTTTATCAATCGGTGGTGCCTCTGATAGATGTCGCAACATAAAGCCATCTTGTTTTTGTTCTTGGATATCTGTGACTATCTCCTTTGGTCGGTGCTTATCAAATTGGATTTCTGTGTAAGCGGAGACCACAAACTTAAATGGGTAGAAGTTGTTTAAAAGAGGTAAATTATCTCCCACCACTAGGAGCTTGTCTAGCGGAGTCTTGAGAACGAGAGTAATGAACTTCTTCTCCAAACACTCAATATCGTTTTTTAACTTTAGGACGATAGGAATAATATTTTTCTTTCCAGCCAAGGCATAAATATTAACAAGTTTATTTTCCTCTAACCCGTGCTTCTCAACAAACTTTTGATAAGTCAAGGCAGCGTAATTGTAGCGAAAATCTACGTCGGCTTTCATGACAGACTTTGAATTAGCTATCTCTTCGTCATCCTCATAGTTTGTCAACGGGGCATCAAGTTTAAAATAAGAATCTTCAAACAAGACAATATTATAGTTTGGAAAAGGTTCGGGGGTAGAACCCTGTATTACTTGTCCGGAGTCGCTCGGGCCTGAAGCGTCGATGGGAGATAGTTCCAAAAGAGCTTGCTCGGGACCAAGAACAGATTCCAAAGCTTTTTTAAGCATCCCAGAAATCTCTGGATCCGAATAATTTAATTCTTCTAATCTTTTCTCGGAGGGGATCCCGGCGCGAGATAGCAACGCCAGAAACAAAGCTAAAATTCGAACAAAGAGAGTGCTTATCTTGGAATTTAGTAAAGCAGTTAGTGGCGCTTGGAGGCTTGGTGGGGCTAGAGAAATGGTGCGTGCAACGGAGGTAAAGAGGGTGCTATCTGTGATAGCTTTAAAAATAAGATCCTTTAAAGCTTGATTTGCGGACGAACCAAAATCAAACATTTTTAAAGTATCAAGCCCGTAGATCTCGTCAAACTTTATCGTCTTATCTTCGATATCTGTGCCAAAAAAATAACGATACCAACATGGCACGCATTTTGGGTAAGGACCAAATACGTTTGCATCTGCCATGAAAGTGATCCCAGTTATTTTTAAATTGCTTGGCAACAAATCAGAAGTATCAAAATTTATAGTTTTACCTAACTTTATAGAAAAGGGGAAATCCTTCTTTTCCTGAAAGTCTAGGTTCTTTTTATCGTCGATGTAGTAATAATTTCCTATTATCTGACGTATTCGATCTGGGATCCCAGTTGTTACGTTGCGGGGTGAGCCAGAGTTGCTTATCTCTGGAAGGTCCTCCCGCTTGTAATTCTGGTTGTTAACAAATCTAAATCTTTTATTTCCAATCATCTATAAACCTATAAAAGTAATTTTGGGGGCGTTGCTATAACTAGTTCGCTCCGAAGTAGCGCTTTCTAAATTTCTCTGTGTCGTGGGATCAGAAGGGGAGACTCTTCTATCTCTTATCCCGCGGGGTTTTGTATTCTTGTTAGAGATCGTGAAATATTGCTTGAATACTGGAGTCTCTTTGGAACCAATGTTTAGCTCGTTATCTTGCAAGGTGAGTATTCTACAGAATATAAACCTCTGTGAGTTTAGTATGTTATCGTCGAGTGTCTTCCATTGCGCCATGGCAAGGTTAGTTCCCATCTCCAAATACTGAACTGTCCCTACTGCATTCATGAAATTATTTATAATTGCGCTGTTCTCTGCTGTGGACATATCGTCGTATCTTTCCTTCTGAGTTGAGAACTTAGACTTTGGATTATCTCTTCGTAAATAGGCTTGGTATGAAGGAGGGAAGCTCTCAAAGCTTCTAGTCTTTAGGATAGAATTAATATCCTTACTCATATCCGGTGGTGTGTTGGTGGTCTTAAAATTTGCTTCGAACTCGTTTTGACCATTAGCCCCAAAAATCTGTATAATTTCTTGAGTGGCGGCAGCAACCTCATCGTTAGCATAGCTCACCATATTCCCACTAATAAATTCACCGTTGCCTTCGAGATAGTCCTCGGAGTCTTTTAGTGTTGGGTTCTCGGATAGTGTGTCGAAATTGGGGCCAACAATAGAAACAGTAAGATCCATATCACTATTATCAACGTAACCCAGCGAGTCCTGGAGTAGCCTTCCTTCTAGGGCAGAGGGGATAGAATTGATTTTCTTAAAAAATAAATCGTTATAAGCCTCAATCTTAGTTAAATTAACTTGTTCCTCTCCTCCGACGATCACATTCGGGGTGAGAACAAACTTCGCATTTCTGACCAATTGGCCCAGACTACCATCATCGGTAGGTAAATTATCCCAAAATTTAAGAAGCTCCTGCTTTCCGCGGACTCCGATAGTCGAGGGGGTCATATCAAGGCTGCTAAACTCAATCGAAGCACGTTCGGTGGTATTAGCATTTTTCGGAACATTGGAGGTTAGATAATCGTATCCTACTACGGCAACGTTCTGGATCGTCTTGGAGTAGAATTGTTTTGTTATTTGTGTTTTTTGCTTCTGGGTGGAGGATCTTGAATTAGAAGATGTTTTCCCCAAAATATCGATATTAATAGATAAGTTGTCGGAGACTCTCATTAAAGTCTCCAAAAGAGAAGAGGTTATTTTGATGAAGATATCGTGATTTTTGGCGCTGGCGGTGGGGTTGGCTAGGGAGGCCAAATATTGTTTAGAAGTGCAAGGCTGGCCGCCGAAATTAACCAAGAGTTCCGCATATAAATCCACAAGGCGCGCAATTCTGGGGATTATAGATTTTATATACCCAGCATCTATATCAACATTCTTGTTCTTTGATAAACTGCGCTGCTCACTAATATAACCGTAATATCCGGAGCAAGAGGTAATATATTGTTGCAACAAAGATACGCTGTTTTTTAAATATTTGACAGAAGGATCTTGGAAGGTAAAAGTCACCAAATATTTGAATTCGTCCGGAGAAGGTGTAAAATCATCAAATTTAATAAATCTAACTATATTTTTATTCAAAGGTAGCTGTGTGATCGAAGCTATTGGTTGTTGGGCGCCTTCGAAGTTTTTAGTCTGTGTTCGGGGGGTAAAGATTCGATTGCTGTTTTCGGCAGTCGCAACCAAGAGTTTATTCATCTGCGAGTTTGATATATCAATTTTCTCTATTACTACCTCCTCGATTATGCCAGAATCATAAATTGAGGAATCCCTCAAATTTCTAATCAAAGAGTTGTTTCTCAGCAAGGTTCTTCTGTCAAAGGCAAAAAATGTCGTATTTGATTTTTGGTCATTACGAGTGATCCAGAAACGATTCGCGGGAATAGTTCTCTCGCTGGAGGTGGCTTTTTGTTGGTTTAAAGCCAGGTGATGCACTACTCCGGTGGTCGAACTTCTGATTAAGCACTTGTCGATTGAATGAAATCTCTTGTTATAGGAGTCCGGTGTGTGTGATGGCTTACCGCCGCTGTATATGTCGACGACACTTATGGGACTCTGGATTGAATCGGCAAAAGATAAATTGGTTCCGTAGTCGTTGTTGATAGCTTCTATATCCAAGCCCAAATAAGAAAAAACTGTTAAATCCTCTATGTTCTCCGGTAATGTGAAATTAAACCTTTGCTCGAACTGGTATCTCGTTACCTGCTTCCGAACAATAGTAGTCGGTGTGCGTGAATTGAACCCATTAATATTATATTTTTGCGTCGATACTCCCGGGGGAGAGTTTCCTAATTGACTTATAAATAGGCTATTATTCTTTTGGAATAAAGAAGAAAACTTCTTATTTGTTGAAGCAACTACTATTAAATTTAGATATTTAGAATATGAACTACCTTCGGGGCCACAACCACAATGGCTGGTGGTAGGAGGCTGATACCAGGAGGAGCCGGGGGTTCCTGTATGATCTCCGCCGTCGCCGGGGATCCAACTGCTGGACTCATCTTCTTCTGGCCAGCCCCAATCAAGAGGGCCGGGGTCGCGGGGATATTCTCTGGATGGGGTGCATTGGCTAGCCAACTCGTCTTCCAAAGTGACGCCTATCTCCAGAACCGCTTGCTCTACACTCTCGTGGGTCGCTTTGTTGCTATTAATGGTCTCTTCGCCGGGCATATTACTTTACCTCCGGGCAATTCTTAACTTCGGCTGCTTCCTGGTTGTAGATATCTCGGTTTGATTCTTTGGTGGAATCTTTGCAGTTCAGATCGTATTCGAGGTTTAAGTTGTGGCCCTTGTCTTTCAATTTATCAATCAAAGAGCATAATAGACTTTCCTCTATTTCGGAGTCTATTGATAAATTAAAGTAGTAAGCCAAGTCATCTTTGTCGGCGACGTTAGTAGTGAGGCTTGACAGGCTTGGAGGATCAACGAGATATCCTTGCTCGTCTATATTATCTTGCTTGGAAAACACTTTTAACGTCTTATATTGTAGAGAGTTAGAATCCTCGACTTCGAAGACCTCTATTGTAAAGTTTTCATTTTCATAGTTTGTATTATCTTCCAGGATATCTAACACAAGATAATCTGGTTCAACTGCAAAATACGTGCCGTCTGAGAAAGGTTGTGATCTCAGGGCGAGATCCTCTTCAATACCGTTTGTCCCAGAAATATCGTCGCCTATAGCAATTTTGTATTCCAAATCAACATTAATTTGTGGGATATCAATAACACCGTAGTCGGTATCCAAATAGCCTATCGAAGATAAAATACTATTTTTAAGAAGATTGATATTGAAAGACGGGCCAATCTGACTGTTTGTTTTAGAACTGCCTAGCCGATGTCGGAGTAGTAGGCTCTTTTCTATTGCATCCTGCTCGTGTAAATGTTTTGTCTTTAAAATCTTTTCCCTAAGAGAAGTGTTGGTCAAGGAATCCAGAGGGTTGGCATATTCTGGGGCGTCGGTGGTCTGGGCGTTGTTATATTCCCTTAAATAGCTTCTCGATTCCCTGATATTTGTGACTGTCTTAATTCTTGGAGTTTGGTTTAAGACTCTTTCTTGTATTTCCTTTTGGCTTTCGCTAGAGTTTCCGGTCCATTCGGCATCGTATAATACGCCGTCGTCGAAAAAAGCATACTTGGCCGGCTTGAACTTCCCTCTTGTCAGAAGGTGTCTCCCCCAATCAGTTAGTTCGAAGTCTATTACATCTTGTTTATCATCAAAAAATTCTGCCATTCTTATTTCTCATTTTTTGGTTTTGTGACTACATCGAAATCCATCTTGCCGAACTCAATCATGGTGAAAAAATCATAAGGCCAGTTATATGAATAAAATGGTATTTGGCTATCATTTTCCCTCTTCCCGACTTTGAGATCAAATTTACGGAACCTTGGATCAGTGTTTATATTATCTGCTAACACTTTGTCAAAATAACTAGTTTGGGCGCGTTGTTTTACTTTAAATACCATCCATTTAAGATCACTATTCTTGTTATCGCCGGTTTCGGAAATATAGGAAAGAATCTCATTACCAGCTAATTCGTGAGATAAGCTTGTTTCGCCAAACTCCGGGGTTGTTCCCAATTTGGGAGATAAGTTTTGCCATATATGAGCTAAGTCGTCTTGGTTAAAAGTGTGTGAGAATTCGAAAATATACATTGAAATTGGATCAACCGAATCAGAGTTGTTTACGAAATCGAACCGCGGAGGAATAACATATTTATCCATTTTTCTAACCAAATCGATTATCGAGTCTCCTGGAGTTATCTCGTCTGTGCTGAATTCATAGTTTGGGCTGGTGACTTTCTTGGCGGTACTGGCTATCAATTCCTTGTCGAGTGCAAAGAATTTTCTTTTGCTGGCGCGCTCAATGAACGGAATGGCTACTATAGCCTCATATACAGTCTTTGAGGTAGATAGTTTGCCGATCCTAGTCGACTTCTTTTTGAAATTCACTATATCTAACAAAGAATCAACGTTGCCAGAATCATAAGTGGCCGCAGTAGAGGAATCCAAGGGGGCTCGATTATCTAGCCATTCTTTTTCTATATTGGAAACTTCCAAGAATATGCCTTTATTTGGGTCCGTCGGAACAATGCCAAATTGATGCCACATACCGCGGGGGACAGACTCGCTGGCGTTAGTAGGCAGAGTTATCAAACTTCCCGTTATAGCATGAGTGCCTTGATCGTTGAAGTTCAAGGTGGGAGTCTCAAACTTGGGCTGGATTACCCACACTTGGTTGTTTGTCTGCTTATCGTCTTTAATTATAGTGGGATTGCCACTGGCATCGAATTCGACCGATCTTATAGAGGCTTTTCCAAATACATTGACCGAGGAGGTCAGTTGCATTGCAAAATTATTTACATATTGGCCGTATGGAACTTCGTCGTGCAAAGTACCAACTGGCCAGTTGCTTGAGGAGTCGACGCGCCAGTTAACCACAGAGCCACTGCCGAAAATATCGTCCAAAGTGTGAGTCTTGCTATCGGCTGTGAACAAAATGTCTGTCCAGGCCTCACCGTCATAATACGGTGGAGTGAATCCGAAATTAAACCCAAACAAACTATCGGGTTCTATAGCATCCGGAAATGATCCGGTATCAACGTATCTTCTTGCGGCGACCGGAGGACCGAAGGCGCTGGGTCGGGAATACATGGTGAAATTCTCTGTGAGTGGTTCGTCTCCAATAAGGCCGAGCGTTTGAAAGATGTTGTGCTGCGGGGTAGGATAACTGGTTGAAAATACTCGTGGTGTTCTCATACTCCTTCGCAGGCGGACTCTCATTCCGTAAGTCTTGCCCGGTATGAATTTTTTAAATTCGGTTTGTGGCCCGGATATTAGACTAGTCATTTCGCCTTGTTCTAGGAAGAAGTTGACGGTTTCTGCTAAAAAGTTGTTGGACATCATAGTATAGAGGTCATCGCCACTCCCGTCCCAACTAGAGGTCAGGCTGAAAGAAGCACTTGGGTGGGGTTCCATATCAGAAAATGCCATATTTTTGATATAATTTTGCGGTTCGATAATCGCCTCAAATGGCACTCTATAGTCAAAACCATTTATACCGTTGCTGCCAGTGCCAAGAAGATAATATCCCGTGGAACTGGTGGTCGTCGGGTCTATCCCCTGAGAGCCGGCGGAGCCCGTGATATCAGCATTCTGAATTTGTATGATTTCTTTCGCGCCAATATAGGCAGGATAGTCGACAGCAATTCCAGACTTGATAGTGTTGTATAGTATGCCGGGAGCAAACAGAGTAGAGTAAATTGGCCGCATCTTATTTGAAGCATCAGTAACAAAGGAGGTGGTATCTGTGCCTTGAAAGCTCATATGGCTAGAATAAGATTTGGAGAATTGAGTAGCTAATTCTGCCGTCCTTTCTGCTGGAAAGAATCCATCGTAGGGAACAAACTTCTTTATCGCTCTGATCTTGAGCTTGATTTGCGATGGCTCCACAAAGTCTTTTAATTCTGTTAAGTTCCTTCCCAAATTCGCGAATAAATCAGAAGTAGTAAATACTCCGAAGAAATTAGTTCCAGCACTATTCTCGGGGATTTCCGCGCTGGCTGTTAAAGAATTGGCGCCGAAAATACTGAATGAAGCAGTGTTGGCGCTTAAGAAGTTTCCCTGCCTAGTATTAACATAATAATCTATATGCTCCGAGATTCTAAACTCCGGCACAATTGAGTAACTTTCGTTGTGTATGTGAGTATTTTCATTGAAGTCGCCATAAGAATCATAGAATGGCGGCCTAGAGTGGGATACAAAAGTCCCATTATCGTCTAGATATCCAGCCTGACTAGAAGCTTCCCACAAAGCATTCCCACCAAAAAGTTGTCCCTGGCCAAGCGGGAAATAATCTGATGCCATTGAACCGATATTTCCGAGGGCGCCGGTGGAGGGGATACTGATCCCGAACAAACTCACGAACGAGTATTTTGCCCCCAGGGTATGTTTTCTGCTATATAACGGCGCCAGGCGAGTTTCGTCTTTTTGGCCGCCATGAACTTGCACGTAGCAATTTTGTAAGGCGCCGGCTTTGGAGCCAGCAGCAACAGAGCCGGAAGATCCGGTCAAAATAGCAGTAGTTGTAAAGTCCTCTTCCGCATCGAGCGCCCAGGAACTTTGAGACAATGTAGTGTTTATATTATATGGAGCTTTCTTTAGCAGAGTGCCCTTTGATGTTCTGTTCGTCCTGGAGGTTCTCCAGAAGTTGTTCTCGAAATTATTTCTTGCTCGGATCTTTTCCAGTCCGATATTAACCCGGCTTGGGTATGCGGTGTTGGAAAATTTAATATATTTAAGAGTAATATCTTCTGATTCAACAAGCCTCTTAATTTGAACTAAGCGTTCTTTATTATAGTTTGTTATCTCCAAGATATTGTTTAGCTGCTCGTTTGCAAAATGCAGTAAATCATTGTTCTGTGATATATTAATCAAAAGATTGATGTTTTGATTGCCGGCCTTCTTACTAATCGCGATAGAGATAGGTTTATTGCTGGTGTCAATAACTGGCTCGGTGAAGGTGTAGGTTTTCTCGTTTCTCAACCTTTTAACTTGTCTTCCATTTCTATCAATAATTATCGATTCATCGCCGTATTCTGGAGTGTGAGAGACGAGATTATTCTTTTTCAGGGTCTGCATAGCTTTGGAATTTTGGTTTCTGATTTGCGACCATGAAGAAAGTTTAAATGCGGAAGCGCGGGTGGCCATTATAGAGTTGAAGGTGGCGGCTGCATCAGTTGTGGAAAGCCCAGAATTCAAGTCTGTGTTGAGATAGTTGGTTAGATCTGTCCCCAGTGCAAAACCGATCAGGTTACTACTTGTGTCAAAAGGAGTAAGAACATTTAAGTTATAAGGATAATATGGAGTGCCCTGTGTTGTCCCGGAAAGAGCAGCAGTGAGAACGAAATCTACCCCATCAATAAAACCGGCTGAACTGGTGATCTTACCGTCTGAAGGTATGAACCCAAATGGCACGTTATCGGCCGCGGACAAGGAGAATCCGCCATAAGACGTCGCGCTGCCGGTGATCCAAGAATACTGTAAATCGCTTCTTGGGATCTGGTGTTGAATAAAATAGTTATCGAACGTAGAGGCTGTTATATATGTCGTTCCACTGAGTTCAATTACCACTCTTCGGTTTCCGGGAGCGTTGTGAAAACTGGCTATGCCGTTCGTCTCAGCGGTGGGGAAAGATCCGCTTTTCAGTCCGAAACCTTGTTGGTGAGTTTTAAGCATAGTGATGAGGGGCTGTCTTACCGAGAGGTTTCTCCACGGCAAAGCATTGTAAGGACTCACTTCGGCGTGTTGAGCGTCGAGGCCAGGGCCGCCGAAGTTATCGCCCATGGTGGCGGGATCTCCGGGGGCTGAGAACCGGTTGACAATAATGTTTTCTTTTTTGGTTCGGGCTAGTTTTGTGTAGTCGCTCATCCCCACTACATATGAAGATGTGACCAAACTAGCCGAAAACGGAGTAAGGACAAAAAATGGATCATTGATCATTCTGCCATTGGAAGATACAATGTCCAGAGGAGCATTATAATTTCCCAATTTTGTTCCAGCGCTGGATGCCGTATGTCTTATATTGGTAATATTAACCGGCCTTTTGGCGTGAGTCCCTCTGGCAAAAGTGGATCGTGGGCGAGAAATTGGCTGATTCGTGATCGTGATAGTGTCTGTTGTTAGATCGATCTGGAATCCTTCGGTGCGGTCTGTAACTCCGTCAAGGCTATTTGTGCCTGCCTTGGTCGATGAGTAGTGATTTATATCAACGTGCCTATATGCCGAGCCTCCGACATATTTCTCGGTGAACGGACCTTGCATTGGAATTTCAAGTGTTGTATCATATACATCTTGGTGTATTCCATTAATGTCGAACTTAGTTGTTGAGCCAAAATCACTTATCATTTGGGCTTGATAACCGGTGGTTGGCACTCCAGCGGAAGCACTGACAAAAGTAAACGGCAACACACTAAAAGAACTTAGAGTCTGTGTTCCGAAACTAACTTTAAACCTCTTTCTTATTTTCTGGAGTGCGGTGGGCTGGCCTCTACTGGCGCACAGGTCTCTTATATTATCATTGCAGTCTTCTTCTGTGTTGAACCCGCTAATAACCAAGCTGGCGCCGGCGACCTCATTAACTATGGATTTCCACAACTTGGAGTAAAACCCCGGAGGCACATTAATTCCACCTTGGATTGCCTTATTTAGCAAATCTCCCATTCTAGTGTCCATAGAAATACAGAGATTGTAGAGCTTGACAAACTTTCTTTTTGCGAAATCAGAGCCAACATATTTTGTTCCATCAGATTGCGCCAAATTGGGAGCAGAGGCCGAAGAGTGTGTCTGGATTATCCTTCTGAAAGTATCGCGCTGGGAGTCGATAGTAGTATCGCCGGAAGTTATAACTGTATTGTCCCTTTCGGTGCGAGCATTCCACCAATGACAGTTATCATTTTCGTTGTTTGTTAGGGGCGAGTAGCCGCGGTGCCAAGGATATAGCATCTCTGTAATACCATAAACTTTACCTTCGATCTCGTTATCAACGAACTTCAACAATGGATAATTATATCTAATATGATTTCTTTCAAGAGCGTGACTTTCTATTACTGTATTAATATTCTCCGATGTGTCTGCTGTGATTGGCACTAGTTGCCTAATCATTTCAGACAAAGATGAATCAATCCATCGATAATAACTTAAGTATTTTTCTATATCGGGAGTATTTCCTATTTTTTCGAAATAAAGCTCTCTCAATTGTCGAAGTTCTTTATGTTCGTGTCGATATCTCTGAACTGGCTGGTGGTAGAGGTTGCTAAACTCTTTGATGCTGGCGAACATGTTCACTGCATCTTTCGAGATACTTCTATAGGGACTCTTCTCGAAGGCAAAATAATAATTAACCGGCAAAGTCTCTCGGGTGAATACTTCGTCGTCTTTGTCTAAGATTTGCACGAGATCATAACTGGATATGTCGTCTGGGATTCCCAGTTCGGCGAAATTAATAAACACCTTATCGGTTACTTTGGTACTAGATGCGGGGAAGCTGTCCGCTATGGCCTCGTAAACATACTCAGTCGATTTAGATATGTCTCCGAAGCGGTCTAGGTTGGAGGTGGAGCCAGAGGATATGTCATTTACAGCAAACTGGCCAGAGGCGTCGGAGGAGGTGACCGACTCGAAATCCCAATGGAGAGCGAGGGTTTCGATTTCCGGCACGTATGTTCCCGTTAGCTCAGTTTGATTAAGAAAAGCGTTTCTACTGGGGTTTTGTGTTCCATGGTTGGAGGGGTTTTGCGCGTGCGCTGCAATGGAGTCAGCAGCTAACGGATAAAGCCAATGTCTTACTGAGCCTATCTTTAAGTCTGTCTTAGTTGCAGTGGAGCCGGTAAAGTTTGTTTTGTGAGCGCCGGCGTAATATCTCTTGGGAGAAGACGTTAGATTCCTTCCTTGCTCGAATGTTAAGCTTTGTGTCAAAGTAAAAGAATCGACCGTGATATCTAGTTCTTTATGGATACCGTGAAATTGCAGTGTATAGGTTCCTCCGGTGGTGCCAGTGACACCATCGGCTAGTCCAAATTTATCTGGCTTGACCGAAATTGCAAAGTTCCACTTCTTGTTATCATAGGTCTCCGGAAAGACACTGGAAGTTAAGACAGCACCGGAACCTGTTCCGAAGCTGGCTGATAGCGAAAAATAAACATCTGGTGATTCTTCTTTGGTCCGGATTGAATGAAGTTGAACTGCTATATCGTCAGATTGAAATGTATAGTCCGTGGCGCTGGACGTGTTTGGTAAATGAAAGCCGAAGATAGAGGAGGAAACAAAGCTGGTGTAAAAATAACTCGGGGAGGAGATGGATTGTTTTTTTGGAAATACCACTTCCGCTTCGGAGGTAAAACCAATTTCTCGTAAGTCGTAGTTGACAAGGTTTCCAGAGACATATGTTAAAGTGGAGCCGGTCTTGTGATATATGTTTGAGTTAAAGTGATCCGGATCGTTAAAGTCTGCGAACTTCTTGCCAATAGACGGAAAAGTATACCGGTCATCATATTTGTATCGGAGATTGTTTCCGTAAATATTAACATTTATTAGTTCTTCGCCGACTCCGAAGCACCTAAACAAGTTTCTGAAACCCTTCTGTGTGCCTTTGGACTTATAGATATAAACAAGGTTGTTATATATGTTATTATAAATTTGATTTTTGGTGTCGTTTATCTGGGATTCAAACTGATTTCTTTCGTCGTGGTTGAATATTTTCTCGGCCAACTCGGCGTCTTTAAAGATTAGCGGAGAGACAAATCCTTGAGATTCCAAAATACTACGATTAAATGGCAGTGGTTTTTCATAGCTAGAACTAGTATATTGTTTATTTTTAATTTCGCTAAGAGAGCGAATAGAAGCATAAAGCTCATCCATATAGGACGCCATAATTTGCGTCAAATTAAATAAGTTATTGCCGCCGATGCCGGTGCGGTCTTCATCAACAATCCAGTTTGGCAGAGAATAGAAGAATGAAGAGTTATTAAAAGTATCATACTCCGATCCAGAAGCTATTAGAGAATCCCTTAAAGCTACGATATCCGGGTGTGCGGCCCTTACGATAGGATCTTTGAACTCTGATATAGTAGCAGATGCCAAAACCATGGCTGAATTGGTATTTCTGGCTCCGGAGCCTGGGTATCCAACCCAGGTGCCATTCGTTACTCTTCCGGAGTAATCCAGAACCACCGAGTCAATCGAATCGACTGTGGTTATTCCTTCATTAAACTTGTAATAAACTCCCAACTCTGTATTGGAAATATCGGTGTTTGTTCCGCCGCCAACTTGGTAGCGATAATTCTCATAAATCTGTTTATCTGTTCTCTGCGTCTTCCAGAACCTGAACTCGTCTAGAGAAGAGGAAAGCTTGCCGGCGCCGGCTGCGGCAGTGGATCCGGATGGCGATGTTATGAGAGCACCGATTCGGGCTTGTAGAGCGCCGGTGACTTCTTGTAAATTAAGGGCGCCAATGATAGTATCCGCTAGGGCGCCGTCTCTATATGATTTGACCGTTACGCCGGCGGAACCACTTTTGAAAGTAAAAGCGTAGTGATGCCAATTTCCATCGCCAACGGTGGCTGTCGTTTGTGTGATTAAGGGCGCGGCCGACTGCACACCAACGTTTGATACGCCGACGGTACCTGAATAGACGTTGAACTTCCATGCGCCTTCGTTAGCGGCTGTTCCCGTAAGGAACAGAGTGAAACGTCCATAACCAGCGCTGCTAGATGGCTGGCCATTCCACAGATCGAAAACTACTTCTTTTCTGGTTAGGCTAGTGATCCAGTTATCCTTTTTCATCCAGAACTCGACCGAATACCCTTGGGGGGGATCAAGTTTAAGATTACTATCCCGAGTTCCTACCCTACCGGAGGCCTGCACGCCGGCTGTGGCATACACGTCGGCCTGGTATAGATTAGAACTCTCGAAAGTCGTAGCTAATGGTTTTCCGGTCATTCCCCCGGAGGCTGTATGGGGGCCGCCGTAAAGTTCAATATATTCTAAGCTATTGGGGAGGCCATAACCATCTGTTGTTGAGGCCTGGGTGCCCCAGCCATTCGAGGAAATTATAGCATACCCGTTGGTTCTAGGGTATTTGTTTTCCAGCAAATATAAGTCCAGATAAGTTGAACTCTTTAAGAACGAGTTCTTCTCCTTTTGAGAACCATCATACGGATATTCGTTAACGATATTAGTTATGGAGGCCGAATAGTAATTTTCAGCAGAACCGAATCTTACAAAGCTAGCGGGATTTGAAAAATCCACTAATGGAACAAATTTCTCATTTAACTCTAGCTTTTCTTTGATATTTCCGGTCGATTCTGCCTCTTCAAATATGTCTGTGACTGTTTTTTCTAAGGTAACAGAATCATTCTTTTTTTGTTGGTTAAATAGGTCTTTTATACTCATTATTCCACCCTAAACTTGAAAACTTCGGGCTGCTCCTCATAAGAACTAACTGCACCGTTATAAAATGACAACTTTATCCCATATGCATATCCAGCTTCCAGTAAAGAAGTATCTAAATCAAAATAATTTCCATCAACATCGAAAGACATTCTCGTATGGTTTAAGCTTCCGGTACCATACTCTACGACGTCTAATTCATCTATTATCCTATATATCCTATAGGATCCGCTCTCTATTACATAGGGAGGGGCTTTGGCGACCGCTTTTGTATAAATGTTTGGCGACCAGTTTCTCAAGCGGGTATAGACTCTAAACCTCTCAGTCTGTCCCTTGTGATAAAGCGGCTTAAGATTAGTTATTGTTGTGACATATGATAGATTATCATTTGCAGTCGAGAGATTCAACACCGTGGGACTGATACTCCCGGTCCAGTATTGAGTGGTAAGATCCCCACTGTGCCATACATCAAAAAGAGTAACCAACGGAGTTGCGGCAGCAGTTGTAGCAAAACTAGCAGAATATATGCCCGTTGAAACATATCCGCCCGTAACCACCGTAGGAGAGGCAACCGTAACGTGGGTTCCATCCGTGACGAGCGTTAAGGCAGAGCCGGTTGGAGTGGTCGAACCAGAATAGGCCGAAACATAAATATTGCCCGTTCCAATGTCTGGAATGTTCCTCAAGATTCCTCTGTGATAGTTATAGAGATAAACTGTGTTTAGGTTCTCGTCGGCCGTTTGGACTGAACTGGAATAGTAAAAGTTACCGCGGTTGTCAGTAGTCGCACTATCATATCTCGCCTCTATGGCTGGACGTTTGAAGAAGAATTCTGACGATCTTGAGAAAAACTTTTTAGTATAATAGGAGCGTGTAGGTGACGAATCTAAATTGCCGGATAATTGTATCAGGACACCGTGATTGTCTTTTGTGCTAGCTAGCCAGTCCTCCACTAGAGAGGTTACATCAATTAGAAGATCTTCAGTGCCAAGTTCTCCGAAAGTTTGGGTGAAAACTGGAGAGGAGTGAGTGTGGCCGCCGGCGGTGGTCCAGGCGTTCGATGCATCGCGGTTGGCCCAGTTTGAGCTTCCGGAATCGGAAAACTCATCCAAATCTAAGCCAGTTCCCTCGACCCAAGACTGTGAAAGCGCTGTGACTTGCATATCATAGTTTCTGGGGAGGGAGTAAGCGTGAGGAGCATTATATAGTCTCAAGTAAAAGCTAACATTTCCAGAGGCAGGAATTGTTCCTGCTGCCCTATCTGTGCTGATTGAGTCGACATCAAATTGTGCGATGGTTCTCATAGCTTCTACCGAGGACGTGGAAATTTGCCCATAGATGGAAAATACCTCTAAAACATCAGCCAGACCCATATTGGAACTAGTTGCCCTAGTTGTGAAGTTTTGTTTATAAGCATTCGTAATACTGTTGTCTTTAGTAGCGTAATATCTCTTGATAGCCATTACTCAATAACCCCCTTAATATCGAGATCTTTATATTTAACTTCCATACAGACATTTCTTGGCACAACAACCATTGTGCCGTCAGCGGACAGAGCAGCATCAAAATCATATGAACTAGATGAATAGTTGGTCCCGTTTTTGGGAATTATCTTGACTTTCTTGGTGTCGATGATTCCTTTCACCATTTTATTTAAAACGCTGTAAATCTCCGACAGAGAAACCGATTGTCCGAAATCCCCAGGATTTTGAAAATGCTCTGCCAACTTTGATTTGGCTTCCGCCAGAACTAACTGCGGATCGTATCTCTTGTCATATACGCAGGTAAATTCAATACCGAAATTAACAATTTTGCCATCTAATATATCGATAGTGTCGTGCATCATTTTATATCTATTGAGCCAGTTTTTAAGGTTATCTTTGAGGGTGTCTGTTCCAACCACCAGTTTCCTACTCCTGTCTTCAGATAAAACATACAGGTTGATATTTCTTTTAAAAGAGTTAGTGTCTTTGTAGGCCGCGGCCCTCTTAATTGCCCCAAACTTGGTTGGCATACCATAAGATATTGACTGCAAGTCGTTCTGTGTGACGGCGCGGTTTTGGGTTGCAAAGTGATTATAAGCTCGATTTCTAATCTCATCAGTTGAGGGCAAAGTTATTTGGCCGACGATGGAATCCTCATTGTATATCTCTAGAGAATTATTGACTTCCCTGACTTTACTAGAATCTAATAAGCTCTCTCCCTCATACGAGAATTTCGCGGTCGTCACACCAGTTAAAGCGCCGACGGCTATATTTACAGAGTTGGAGTCATTGTATCGATATTTTATTGTTAAAACTGTGTCTGCCGGAGAAATACCTAATTTATCAGAGTTTAATAATTTGGAAGGATCAAAATTCTGTTCTGTCTCGTAAGTTTTACCATATCGCTGAATGAATAGAGAATCTGGCTGTGCAAACCCTGCTGTGATTAATTCTGTTTCGCCTCCAAACCCAAACTGTAAGTGGGTCGAGCCCTTCTCGCTTGTCGTGACAAATCTTCTTGGCACCACATACGGGCGCAATATGGAAGGCACTTGCGCTTTATCGGATGATCGATTTTCGATCTCCTTGTATACAACGTTGTGAGACAAGTATTCTACTTCGAAATATTCCTTCCCTTCAGAGTCCAACACTTCTAGAATTTCTACTATGTTTTTACCCCTTAGTTTGAGCTTCTTGAACTTTTCAAAAGGGCCGGCTGGTATAAATTCAGTATTAAACTTGCCAGAGATTACTTTTCCGTAGTTTTTTAACGCGTAGAACGTTGGCTGGCCGGTGGTGTCATTAAATTTGGCGGCGACCTGTTCTGTATCGGCTGTGTCAAATCTAACATCATCTATCAAGGTGAAAGACGCTCCACTGGTGCTCACAAAAGTTGAGCCGGCCTTCAAGACTGGGATGTAGCTCTTGTCCGGACCGAAGGAGGCCGCGGCGGAAGATGGGACCAGGACAAAGAACGCGGAGATGCCGACCGAACTTGCTGATCCTTGGAACTTGAATCCCATCTGTTCTGCTAGTTTGCGAACATTCTTATACTCCACTGCGGTCTGGATGAAAGACTCGTTAGCCTGATAGTCGACGTAGAATGACAAAATATCACCAAAGTAGGCTACAGAATCTAACATAAAAGAACCAAACGAAGCTTCGTTGAAGTCTTTGTATGAGTCCGGATAATACCTTTTGGCGAACTGTATCAAATCGCTCTTAATGGAGCTAAAGTCTCTGCTCGTGTATTTTATTAGTGGCTTCTTTTCTTTCTTGGACATCAAGTTCCCTCTATCTAATTAGTTCTATTCACTCAGATCATCTAGCAATTAGTTTAAGAATTTGCCGTCGTGATCCGGGAGCGGAATATTGTAATTTTATACCCAGCATGCTGCTATCGGCGGCGGCAATCATTTCTATGGCGATGACTCGCACAAATGGCATATAAGTTGTTATTTGTTTTAAAATTCTATTCTGCAATTTGTCTTTCACCACTTCGGTTAGTGGCTCAAACAAATATCGCCTCAATCCGACACCAAAATTCAGATCCATTATCCGCTCACCAGGAGCAGTATAGAGCAGAGTCTTTAGGTTCTGTGCTACAGATTGTTTTAAATTTTGGTTCAATGTGAATGTTCCGTCACGAGGAGAAACAGTGAGTGGTAGTTTAACTGATATTCCTGATGGCATTTCTCTGCCTCCGTTAGTAAATAGTCTCTAGTCTTCTTCTGCTTCATCAAAAGCGTTACCAAGTGCATTTGTTGGATCTTTTATAAAGTGTTTTTTAGTAGTGGGGGGTAAGCTATCGATAAGGACATCGAGAGCTTCCTTCATCTCGGAATCGTTAGGCTCTTCGTTGTATGTTTCGTGAAAGGCCTTCACATCTTTAGCGTAACCGAGAGCAATCTCCTGCCAGATCTGGGGCGTTATTGGATCTTTACCACCAGAAATACTTGTTGCAGATTGCGATGAAATTTGTTCGGTGAGGTTCTTCTTGGAGTCGAATTCATCATCGTCTCCTTTTTCGTTTGGAGAGAATGACATATATGTTCTAGAAAAGAGTTTTCTTATATTTTTTCGAGTATTTTCGAAGATATTTGTGTAATCATAATTATCAAAACCAGAATTCTTAGCCATCAGTGTCGAGGCCTTCTGCCAATCGTGCACGGAGCCGATAGAGTGCATAAACCCTTTTGAGCAATAGATCGCGCTAAGAGACATAAAATATCGCAATGGGATACAATAATCGAAGAATACTTTGTATTCCTTGCTACAGACCATACGATCCATCAATTCTTGTATGTATGCTCTTTCTAGTGGTAGGCGGTATTCGTCAGTATCTTCAAATGAGGCCAGGGTCGCTAAAGTATACTTCGGGCCTAATTCCATTTCTTCGACAAACAGAGGTATTGAATGGTTGTGCATTTTATTGAAGCTCTTTTCCTTCGCCAGCTTAATTTGAGTTTCTGTATCGGGAGTGAGAGCATTTCCCCAAATATCTGATCCGCGGCGGAGCAAAGGAGACAAACTGTCATCTTGTCCAAAATTATCTGTATTTCTGGGGAGTAGAATATTCAGTCTTAACCCAAATTCGATGCTTTCGAACAGCTTGTCTAAAGAAGTAACCTTCTCGACGGGAGACATATTGTTGAAAAACCCGATAGAATTCAAATAATAACTTAAGTTGTTCAAGCCTACTGGGCCGGTGAAAATGGTTTCTTCGAAACCAGGCTGTATATTGTCGGCGCCTACATTATCCCCGATATTGTCATATAAAGCTTCATTAAGTCTTCTTACCAGTTGAGGATTTGCAGAATCGTTAGGGTTTTTATAGGGCTTTAATCTCAAATATTTTTCAACCCTAAAAGGTATGGTATTTTGGGTATAGATATTTTGGTCGCCGGCATTGAAGTTCTTTAGTTTTGCCAGTCTGTCGGGCTGTAGAGTATAGTTCAAATCATCAGACACATACGATTTCTGATTGTCGTTATCCATAATGAAATCTGTTCCGGATTCTGCCGATTGGTTAAGCGAATTCGCCAGTGCAGCGAAAGGAGAAGAAGCGAGATCGCCGCCGGTGAAAGCCCATGGGGAAATTGCAGCGGGCTCTTTGGGGCCAGAGTTTATGATGTTGTCAAACGAAGTTAAGATAAATCCGTTAAGATTATAATCACTGTTGGATGGCTCATCTTCATCATAAACTGAGGCTAGAAATGCTGGACTCTTTTTGAACACATTGTTTTCCGCCAATGTGACAGAGGCCTGAATTGTTGGACCTCCCGTCAGGGGAGTATAGAGAATGTTATTCAGCCTCCCCAAGTTAACATTTAAAACCGAGAATTGATCGGTCATTTTTACGAGTTCTTCTTTGAATCTTCCCTTTAGAAGTTCAAGGCAGATATCTTCCGAATCGGATATGATTCTGTTCCAGTATATATCTCGCAGTTCTATCTGCCTCTTTCGATCCTCTTTTGCTTTCGCCATGGCAATTGCCACTTCGGCGCCGCGCTTACCCGACTTTATCGCCGCCTTAAGAACACCGGCCGGATAGTTTGGGGTTTCTAGTTCAGAAAGTTTGGCATATGCATTAAAGTATTCTGACTCGGCAGGGCTAATATTGTTCGACGGAACACCATATCTCCATATATTGGCCTTTCGAAGGATTTGATCTAAAAGATCCTCCTCTTTCTGGCTATATGTTTCTATCTTTTGTTCGCGTTTTTTAAGCATCAACGTTGCATTAATTTCTAAGAATCTATACATAAATTCTTTTGTTTTATCCTTACCTTGATACTTAACACCAGCCTTGATAAGCTCCTGCTTCAGGCGAGCGGCAAGAAATTGAGAAAACACACTATCGAACACCGAGTTGTTATACTCAATTGTATTTAAAAGCGGAAAGGCCTTAACGTAGTATTCGTAAGTTATTGTTCGGATGAAAGAACTGATCAACCCGTTCATCGTGGCCATTGAGTTTTTGGAGACGATAAGATCGAATGGAGCCTGGTTTGTGAGGTCTTCAGCAGTTCTCATCTCATCTTTTAACTTTGAGGATAATTCAGCAGACTCTTTAGCTATGTTGACAAAATCAGGTGCAGATGTCTTTTGCGGCGAAAATTGACTGTCGGCATCCAGAACGGAAATATTATATAAATCAACCCAGTTATCATTAAGTTTATTATAGAAATATACCACTGGAGCGTCTTCTGTGCCGCCGAAATCTTCCGGAGTGACCGGTGAGGGTTTGCTGGTTACAGAGTTGATGTGTTCTGAATTTAACAAATTCATTTGCCTGTTGGTCTTGCCATACAAAAAGTTCTTGTCATTCAATACTGGTATGCCGATGATGCCGTCCAAAAATGCATTATAGACTATGTTAAATGAAGATCTTCTTATCACCCTCATAAAATAGTCGTCTAGTAAGTCAGGCGAAATTCCCAAATTGCTAACCATAGAATTCAATATAGTCTCAGTAAACACGCTAGCGCGGTGGGATTGAAACGGAGTGTTATATGTTGTTGTAGTGATGGAATCTATAGTTGGAAAATCTGTTGTGACATCTTCAAGAATATCAACCAGATAATCATCCAGATCTTTTATATATTCCTCGGCTGTGAAAATTTTAGATATCGATGCATACTCATCTTCTGCAATCGGATAAGAAGTAAGATCGGTTTGTGAGGGATTAAAGACTAGAGGATTGTAATCAATAACTTTTGTATTTATCTGGTGGATAAGGCCGTATGGTTCATAGGGCATTATCTTGAAATTATATACCCGCGGGCGTTGTTCCGGAAGGATCGAGAATTCAGTTACGTGATTTGGGACACCATAGAACGAAAGAGTTCTTAAGCCGGAATTGTGATTTGAGAAGAAGGTCTCGTAGTCTATAGACCCGGCGGTGAAATTAGCTAATTTTTCATATTCTTCTCTGTGGTTTCCGACGGAATTAAAAGCGGAGTTCAGATAAAGAGGGACCAATTGCGCTTTGTTTTCTCCAGAGGAAGCCCAATAGGAGGCGTTTAACCTCAACCAAGTAGCCAATCTGGTCGAAGGTGGTGAATCGCCACCGGTGGAGACGGAGACCCCAAATGAGTTAACGTGTGCCTGCAACGACTTATAGCTGGGGTATTGTATACCGTTCTTGTTGGATAATATGGTATTAATCAGGCCTCTTCCGCCAACATTTTCAATCATATGAGAAGCCTGTATAGAGTTGAAGATCGACTCGAACAGCGGGGTTAAAGAACCGGCCACGATCTCCGCCAGGCCTGGTACAAGACTCTTTGTGCCACAACCGGCGCCAGAGTCGGTTTCAAGAAGGTTGGTGAAAGGATTCGGGCCACCAATCAGTGACATTAGTTCTTCCGCCTTGCATTCTGCAATATCGGATAATAAGTCTAGCTGCTCCTCACATTCTGCCTTATCCAGACCCTTCATCTTCAACAAATTACACCTTAGTTCCGCATATAATTTGTAATCTTCGGGAGTAGAACAGAAAGCAGTATTGACCGGTATATTGTCATCCGAAATTACATTGAGACAAGAGGGGTCAATAAATTTACCCATACTCTGAAAATATCTTGCAATATCTTCTGAATTCGATGAAATTCCAGAATCCGAAAATTGAACCTCTAATATGTTCTTGACCATCAGCGTGGTGTCCGGTGTTGCTTTTCCTTTCAATAAATTACATAGCTCTCTCTGGGTTAGAACGCTGGCTATTATGTTTATAAACCTGTCGAGATCTTCTGTATTCACGCCGTCTGTTAGGCCTATCTTATCTGAGATCTCATTTAGAGCCTCGAAGGCCTCATTCGGTGTTAAATTTTGATTAGCAGGAAGAGCCTTGCTCATCTCGTCTACTATCGACGCGGCAAAGTTGTTACCTTGGTGGAGGCCGGCGGCCTTCTCTATCGAAGCTGCAATCTTAGAACAATTTTCATCCGAGGTTAGTTGATTAACTTGGCTTAATATTGACTTTAGAATCGAAGTCATGGCTTCGTGGAAAAGAGAAAGAACCACAACCGGAATCATCGCAACCATGGTTGCTTTTGGATCCGGGATGGCAGCCGTGGCGGGCATTTCTGGCATCGATATTCTACTATATCCTCCAAAATCTTTAAGATTCTTTGTTAAATCTTTGTGCTTGCTGAATATATCTGGGCTGGGCAGTTCGCAATTCTGGAAAGCCGAAAACATTTCCAGAGTGTCTGTCGCAGGAGATATCATCATATTATATGTTTCCATTATCTGCGGAGGCAAATCATCGACTCCGATATCCCCCATCAGGCTTTGTATTTCTTCAGAATTAATCTGTATATCCGAGCTTCCTATTTTATTTCCTTCTATGAACTCCGACATCAAGCATAAATGTTCCTTCATCCTAGATACATCAGATTGTTCGATGTCAGCTAGCAATTCTTCGAACTTAACAATATTTGTAAAGTCGGTGGTGGGATCCCCATTATCATGGATAAAATCTAGATAAAGCTGCTGGGCTTTAGAGGAGCAGATGAAGAACTTACTTTTTAGTATAATATTGAGTATCTTGGAGGCCAAAGCAAGGTCCTTGGTCAAATCTATACCTTTTTCTTGGCCGGCCTCTAATGACATAAGCACCAATTTGATTATGAGCTTGGGTTCAAGTGAGGCTAATTGCTGCTTGAAGTTAAGTTCCTTAAGCTTCTCTACCGGAATGGCGCGGGCGACGAGGGCTAAACTCAATAAAGAACTAAACTTAATAAAATTAAGTCCCAGAGGATTTAACATATCTGTTGTGAAAGAATCCCCCATCGATGGCGCGGTGGTTTTCATAAACGTGCCGTTCATTCCGCCGGATACTTTATCTCCGACATCGAATCGTGTCTCCGAGCTTAGTTGAATCCTTTGTCTCATCTCCTCTATGTCATTCATCTGTGCGTCTTCTACTAGCTTTTCTTGGACGGTTTTAAATGTATTTTGATTATATTTGTTCGCGAACAAGTTGAGACCTTCTTTCGCAGCATTTATGCCGCCTTTTATGTCGCCAACAATTCCATCGACTACCTCTTTGGAGATGTTCTGGGCCATACTCAAGCCGTGGACTTTGAACAAATCCTCTTCGTCGCTGATCTCAAAAGATGGCCGAGGAGCCCGGAATGTTTCATAAAATTTGCTCCAGGAGATCACATTAATCACATCTATTATTTTGTCTAAATTGAACAAGTAATTTACAGAAGTCAAATCATCAAATGGCTCATTAGATTTGAGTCCGCCGAGGTCATCGCCATCTGCCACCCAAATCAAGGGAGTCGTAAATCTAAAAGGTATGGAAATCTCGATTTTTAATAGGTCTGGAGGGTCGACCGGCGGAGATGGCGTCTCTGCAAAAGTAAATCTTATTATTGCGTCCAGGCTATCGTTTAAAGACAAGCCATTTCTCTCAAAAAGTCTATAAAACAACAACTTAAAGAGTCTAAACTTTTTGATCTCGACGAGGAGATCGAAAGTATCTTGGAGGTTAGCCTTTTGTGGGCCGGGAGAAACGAATTTCCATAAACTATACTCGTTATTGAATTTTTCCATTTTAAGTGTGATTGTATCTAAAACATCTATAAGCTCTGAAACTTTTAGAGAAAAAGTTTTGTCACCTGATGACTGGCAATAAGGGGTTTCCTCATCAGATGCAATTTGCGAGAGGTTGGGTAGCCGCGGTGGCAGGGCGGGGACTTCTGATAGCTCCGATGAACTTGGAGGGGCAAGTGTGTTGGCGGCAGCATCTTCTGAAGACAGGCTGAACAATATCTTCGATGGCTTGAAGTCTCTCGGCTCATAATATACATCTTCAAGATTTATGATATGTTGTGGTTCGGCGACGTTAAAATCGATATTGAGCCCAAAATAATCATTCAATATTTGCAGAGCATCTGGCTTATATGAATCCAGATTTTGTTTAAAAGCTGCAAAATCCTGAACCACAACGTCATAACTTACAAAGTATTTCTTGGCTTTTTCATCGTAATATGGACCGGTCCTATCGGCCAAGGTCCAATCAATACAAAATTCTTTTGCCGGGGGAGGCTCTGGCTCTGAGATTTCTGACTGTTGTTCTAAATCTTCGGGGCAAACAAAAGTTTCATAGATTGTTTTGTCTTCTGCATCCGGAGACACTTCGGCAGATGGTATAGTCTCTCCTTCGGATATTTCATGTTCGCTTTCTGGGTGGGCGCGTGGAGCGAGATTTTCACCGATGAGGCTTTCTACTAAATCAAAATCAAAATGTACTATAGAATCCCACATGTCGGCCATGATGTCAAACTGAAGTTTGGCATCTCCGGTACCGGAGATGCCAACAGTGAGATCTCTGAGGAACTCGGACATCCAGAACTGATCTTCGCGATAGAGTTCGTGTAGTCGTCGGCCGTCGGCGGCCTCATTCCAAAAATAATCTAAAAGTTCTTTGTATTTTTCTACGTTAGATGCCAAAGCATAAAGCAAAACTTCGCGGTCGGATTTAGTAATCGGCCGAATATAACCGCGAGGATTGTCTCCAAAAATTTCTTCGCACCCATAAAGAAGGGCGCCTTTGAAATTATCAAGCTCATAGGACATTACGTCTTTTTCAATCTTAAGTAGATCTTCCGTAATCATGCTGTAAGTATCTTTTGTCAGCAATTCAATAGCGGCGCCGGTGTTGCCTATCAACGGATCTGAATTATAATAGCCATAAGTTATATCAGCTAAGAGGACGTCTAAGTTATGACTAAATTGATTTGCGCTGCTAAGTTCAAGTCCCCACTTAGTGCCGAGTTCTGTGGCGGGATGAACTCCTCGGAGTATTGGCATTTGCAAATATGTGGCCGATGATGGCGTCACCGTAACTAATTCGATAGACTGTGGGTTCTTGATATTCTCCATCGATATTACGAAGGGATCCCAGTCTGCTTCGGGATCCCAATCAGCGCTTCCTAGAGCTAGGTGCTTCCCATGTATTACCTCAAAATATTTATTATTCAAAGCTAAGGCGAATTCGGCATTTCGCCAAATATAAGTCATCGCAAGAACATATTTTTCATTAAGATCTGGCACAATGCCGACGCGACTACTAGGATCAACAGCGACATGGTACGCGACATCCTCGAAATCAGCCGAGGTTTTGTATATGCATTTTTGTGGTGGTGGCGCAGAGCCGGGAGATTGCGCCATCTAATTCGCCTTATTGTGTGGGCTGCATATATATTTAGAGCCGCTTGAGTCTAAATAATCAAGCTTGAAATCTTCCAAACTTTGTCGAAAATCGAACATGGAGCTATCTACGTTTGACATCTGATCGGCAGATTTGTTAGCATTTTTACTTAGCAGATTCATGTCTGGTATAATTGTCAGTGGGAACCCCATATAACCCATTGAGCCGTCGTGAGTATGGCTTTGCGCTGTGCTTTCTAGATCGGTCTGTGCAGAGGCCAAACTATCTAGCATACTCGCAACATCGGCGACCTTATCTATCAAATTGGTCAAACAATCCACCAGATTATCGCCCAACGGCATAGGCTGCAATTCTGAGTCGTCGTTTCCAGCTATGAGATCAATTCCGTAATACGAAGTCTGCTCTTGATTGTTCGCATCGGTTTCATCTGAAAACGGGCCGGTGATGATCTTGATATTTTCTTTTCCTATAATTCGAATGCCATCGGCTTTAAGAGCGATTCCAGATTTAGACTCCTGGATTAGGGTTCCATCTGCTAGTTCAAAATTTTCGTCAATATTGGTTCGTTGGGCTATATAGATTCTTGCTGCATCAACTTTAAAGTTGTTATCGACATAAGTATCTGCATCTCCTTGACGACCAACTATAAGATCTATGGAGGCGCATTTATTTCCGCCGGAACCGCCGATGCCACTCGCCCTGGACGCGGGCCGGTCTCGGCCGAGGACTATCCAAGAGTTGGCTTTTCTAATAACTTTCTCGGATGCTGTGTTAATGAAGTTGGGGATATCTTCCACGATCTTAGCGCCGTTCAGCCCGCCAAAAACCGTCCGATCCTCTTGACTGGGGTTTTCTTCTATGATCTTTTGTAGATTTTGGTTTTTCGACTTAGTATAGACGTTACTTTCGCCGCCAAATACATTTGGTCCTTCGCTCATTGATTTGTCCTCCAATTCTTTGTTGTTTATTCATTAAGAAATATTTAATTTGCAGATTCAGCCGCGGGATCCCAGACGGTTGAAGACCCTGGCATGGACTAGTCATGCGACTCGGCAACCTGCTGTGGTTCGTCATCGCCGGGAAGGCGAACTGCACGTTTCGGGAAGATCTCAACATGGCCGGGATCCCAGCCGATGCCCCACAGCGCGCCGGGTGTGGTACCATCAGGCATTTCGGAAGTTCGGCGCAGGGGAAAGGAGGCGCCGGTCCAGAGACTCTGTTTGTTGGACTCCTCCCGCAAAACCCACCACCAGGCAGCTTCTTCTTCGGTCATTGACTGTGGTTCTTCGGCTAATGGGTAGAGGCTCTGTGGCGGCCGGAGATCGGCCGCGAGGGCGGCGGGTTGATCGTTTTCGTCGACATTATTATGTAGGCCGCGGAGGGTTTCAGAGTTTCCTTTATCGAACTCATATTGTTGCCTCTCCTGATCGCGGTACGTAGCGACGACTCGGAATTCGTAACCTTGTTCTTTAGTGGCGGCCATTACCGCTTCGAGTCTAGCCCGGAAATTAGGTTCTAGATCCTCTAAAAGTTTAGACTGTTCGCCGGGTGGGTGATCCGGGTGTGGAGTATCCGGCTCCACAGGCGGGCCGGTGAATCCTGCGTCGGTGCTTTGAAACAAGCTTTGGGTAGTTTCGGAGGTGGTACCGACGGTATAAGTGGCATTGTTAGGCTCTTTTAATAATTCGACTATAAAACCGTCTTTTCGAAGAGCGCGGTCGTGATAATCAACCAAAACTATTGAGCCGACGGCGACTTGGCCAACGTCGGAAGTCGGAGAAATATAGAACTTCTCCAAGAGTTTCATTTTTAGAGTATTGGATATTTTGGTTTGGACAAGGCCGTCGTCTCCGCCTTCAGGGCTTTCTATAATAGTGTCCGGAACAGAAGCATCGTGATCTGCGACGTAGCATAACAGAGATTTCCAGCCGAACTGCGGCGACGCGGTGTCGATGACCCTTTTGTTTGAGAAATATCCGTAATCAGAAGGCCTTCCGGGCAGGTTGCGAATAGAAACCACTTTGGCCGGCCGCGGGCCAAAGTGCACCCTCTTTCGGTTAGCCCAAGAAGAGCGAATGGCCTGTTTGACCATTGTCTCTGGCGAATGCATCTGTTCTTCCAATCCGACAATCGGGTTGGCCTCTTTGGTTGAATTCGAGTTAAATTGCTGAACTAGAAAACGCAATTCCTCTTCGGTTCTTTTCGCCATCAGTTGTTGGTGCCTTCGTTGTTGCTTTGCTGTAAGAGATCGAAGATTTCTGTCTTGTCGTGCTCGCTCAAATCTACGCTGGTGTTGCTTTGTTTCTGGATAAGGGCCGCAATCTTCACAAGTTGTTCATTTGAGCGTTGTAGAGTTTCGACATATTTGGCCGCGACAGAACCAGCATATTTATGATTCTCTTCGTTCTTGGCCAAAAGGCGCATAACATCATCAAGAAGTTCTCTTGTGACTTCTCGATCATCTTCTATATTCTGGATTGCCTCATCGATGCGTTTTTGTAAGTCACTCACATTTCGTCCTCATTCCAATCTATTTTAAAGTCAGCATATAATGATCTTACTCTTTTCAAACTAGCAACAACTTGTTTAGTGTTGAGGCCGGTTAGTTCCCTCAAGTATAAGTAAATAGCTTTCTTATTAAAAATTTCGATGTCATCAACAGATTCAAATAGCACTTGAATTGCTTTCAACACTTTTTCATCATTTGGTTTTTTCGAATCTTCCAACCAATCAACCATATTGGCTTTAAGGTTGAGTAGAAACTCCTCTTCTTCGCGCTCTTTTAAGTATGTTATTCTGGTCGAGAGAAAATTTAGTTCTAGCTCCTTGGGCATTTCATATATGTCCAGTTCGGTTCTATTTCTCTTGCTTTTCTTTTTGACCTGGGCGATGAACCAATTCTTTGTGACCACCGTGAAGTAGGAGAAAGCCTTGGCCTTCTCTGGATTGAACTTATCTAGGATCGTTACGAGCCAGATCTTACATTCGGCTCGAAGTGAGTCGATGTTGGGCAAAGTTGTGAAACGATAAGTGTATACGATCTTATCCACCATCTCGCTAAAAACGGGGCCAATAAAATCTCTATATAGTTCGGTTCTCTTGCGGATATCGTCTGTAGCTACATACTCAAGAATTGCCGCGTCGTGAACCGCCGTAAAATAGTTCCGGCTGGTGCGGGAGCGCTTGCGCCTGGTCTTTTTCTTCATTGTCATTTGTATCATTTTCCTCTATTGCCTCTAGTTCTTCGTCTGACATCTCTGCTAAATCTATCATATCTCCGAATTCATCAAGTCGATCCATAAGATGGACTGAATGTTTCATTAACCCGCCGAGGGTTTCGTCTCCGTAAAACATCTCTAGTTCTCCGATCCCTTTCAGGTGAGAAGAGAAACTAATCACCTCATTGTTAATTTTGATGAATATTTCGGATACTTCGGCAAGTTGTTTGAGAAGGTATCTAATATATAACAACAGAAATATGACAAAAACGCCAGAAAAAAGAAATGCTAATGTCCAAAGATTGAAAACTATCTCCATTCCACCCATACTAAGCGTCATTTTTATATTCCTTTTTTAAACTTTGTTTTTCTTCGGCGATTGCTCGTTTTGTGCTTTCTATATATTCTTTAACTAGTTCGCCGGTTTTCTGTAATTTGTTTGTTGTTTTTGAATAAGGAATAGAAGGAACAATGTGAACCAGTTCTGACGAGCACAGTTCACATTGCTCCAACTTTTCCACCATACCGTGAAAGGCTTCGAAATACTGTTCGCAATCGGAACAGTGATAATTATACCTCGGCATGGTCCTCTTCATCGGTCGGTTGGTTGCCCAATTTCACGATGGGAGGGTTTATAACCACTAGGCCGTCCTCTGATAGCTTAAAACGGAATCCTTTGACTACCGGAACAATATCGCTCTGCTCCAATAAGGATCGTTGTAAGGCCATCATAAGGGCTCCTACGGCTTGGTCTGTTAAATTTAATTCTTTACTCATTTTTAATCTCCTTTTGTAATTCTATAACTATCTGAATCAAAATATACTCTTTTCTTCACTCATTGTTTTTCTCCTTTTTTGATATCGCTCTTCCAACAAGCTCCTCCCAATCTCTTTCAGGTCGAACTTGTAAATTTTTCTCCCACACCGCGTCTAAAACAGTAGAATTAACCCCAGCGTCCTTGATAAAACGAGAAAAAGCGCTAATGTCCTTTGGAAAACAAGAGCCTCCAAAACCACGCTTACCGTCTGGTCCGGGAACCCTCCAATGGCTTTTGCCAAACCTATGATCTAAAGTTACATACCTAATGACTTCATTATACTCCACCCCTGAGGCTCTACAAATGTCATATATTTCATTAGCATATGAAACTTTTGTAGCCATGAAAGTATTTGCAACATATTTAATCATCTCGGCTGTTTTAGAATCAGTCTGAATGTATCTCTTGTCCGGGTATGCCTCTTTAAAAACTCTCTTTACTTCTCTGGTTGCCTCTGGGCTGCCTCCCAATATAATCCTATCCACATTGTGAAAATCATCTAAGTAGTTTGCTTCTGTCAGGAATTCGGGACTAAAAACTACTTCTATGTTTGTATATTTTTTATTTAAATAGTCGGCGGTGCCAGGGGGGACTGTGGATTTTATAACTGCGATGTTGCCATTATCCGCCTCATTAATTTCAGATACTACAGATTCCACTATACTTATATTGCAACTACCGTCTGGATCCATGGGTGTAGGGACACAAACGAACACTATTTTCGCAAAATTACAAAGCTCTTCTATACTTTCGTAAGTGCTGTCTTGATATTTATCATATGTTGCGACAGGAATATTATCCTTAAAACCATAATATATTGCTTTGCCAACATAACCATTTCCCACAATTCCTAGTTTCATGAAATGCCCCTAATATATGAGCGTAAATCTTGCTCTGGCTTCCACTTTAACAAATTAATAGTTTTGGAATTGTCGGCCAAAGAGATTCTAGATTCACCGGGTCGAGGGGGGATGTAAGTTTTTTCATGGTCATACATATCAGCCAGTTGATTTATAGAATAATTTATTCCTGTTCCCAAGTTAAATATCTCAGCATCCCACTCATCGAAGCTAGCTAATTCGAGGCCGGCGCAAATGTCCTTAACATGCGTAAAATCTCTTCTTTGCTCGCCATCACCCACAATCGTTAAAGGAATGCCGGCCTTGCGTTGTTTTTCGAATATAGCAATGACTGGTGCGTATTGGCCAGTAGTTGGGTTTCTTGGTCCATATACATTGAAAAATCTCATGATAACTGTGCTGACATCGTACACCTTGGAATACATCTTACATATTTCTTCTCCTTGCCATTTAGCAAAGGCATAGGGGTTTAGATACACGCCGCCATAATAGGAGCTAGATCCGGCATACACAACTTTACAATTTTTTCTTCTGGCATACTCGCAAACCACCGCTGTATTAAGTGCATTATTTTTACAAGTATAGACGGGCTCTTCAAAACTATACTGAATTCTAGCCTCGGCTGCAAGATGAAATATAATATCGATTGATTCTTTAATTGTGAACATGTCTGACATTATTTCTTCAACATCTCCAAAATAATACTTTACATCCTCACGACAATATTCTTTGCTGCCAGTAGATAAATTATCTACTACTATAACTGAGTATCCCTTGCCAACAAGATAATCAACAAGGTTACTGCCTATAAAACCACAACCCCCTGTCACTAAGACATTTTTCATTTTTTATTGCTCCAAAAACTGTAAATACCTTTGTCTAATTCATACTCGTTCCAAACAAATCTTTCTCTCATGGGCTGTTTTTTAGCCCAGTCCCACATTTCAGTCAAGCCCTCTGTTAGGTTAGTTTTGTGTTGAAAGTCTAGCAGATCTACTGATTTTTGATACTTGGGAATCGAATGTTTAACTTCGTGCCTCTGTTCAAGATGTGTTACTTCTCCATAGCCAATTATTGTTCTAAGTACTTCATTAGCCTCTTTGATAGAGTGTTGCTCTATTCCACCTAGATTGATAATTTGTTTTGAGGCGCGTTGGTCAACAGCCGCTTTCCAAAGAGGTAATAAGGAGTCATCAATGTAGCTAAATGACCTTGTTTGCAAACCATCTCCAAAGATAGTGTAATCCATATTGTTCAGGGCTTGGTACATCCAAATACCCAAAACGTTTCTATATTTATCCCATATGTTTTGGTTTTTGCCGTAGACATTGTGAGGCCTTATGATACACCAATCAAGATCATGCTGTTCGCCAGCTATTTGTATGTCCATCTCGCAAGCATATTTAGCAACTCCGTATGGGTCTATGGGTGTAGGCTTTTGGTCTTCATCAAAATAACCACCATAACCATGACCATAGACAGCCATTGATGAAGTAAAAACAATTCTTTTGACGTTATTTTTTATACACTCATTAACAATTAATGCTGTGGACTTTAAATTATTATCATAGTTGAAAGATCTAATAAAAGGAGATAAGCCTTCGGCTGCATAGGCTGCAAAATGAAAAACATAATCTGGCTTTTCTCCTTTGAAAATTAATGATAAATCAGGATCTAAAATATTTTTATTATAGAATTTTACTCTATTATCCACGTTTTGCAAATAACCGCCGCTCAAATCATCGATCCCAATGACTTCATCAGCAAGTTTATTAGCTAGTACAAAATCTGCCAATCTTGAACCAAGCAACCCAGCAACACCAGTTATTAAAATTTTCATCTATTGTTCTCCTGTTGGCAGAGTAGAGTTGTGGTTTAAGAAATATTTATGTATTTCATATAAACATCTGGGATCTATCGTATGCTGAAAATAGTAATGGTGACAAGTTGGATCAAATACGAAATTTTCAGACTTTATTGCTTCGTAATTTGTATCTACTATTGGAGCATCAACAATATCAACGTTAAAAATTTCCGTTAACATAGCGCCAATAGAAACATCATCCATTACAAATCTATGGCCGTGATGAGGGTAAATAATTCTATTTTTATTTAATACAATTTTTTCTACTAAATCTCTTGAAATCATAAACCCTGAGCCAGATGCGTAAGCGGGGAGTTTCTTGTTGAGACTTTGGTGACCAAAATATAATTCTTTATTTGGTAATGTGTTTGCTATTTTACACAGTATATCTAAATTTATATAGCTTCCACAATTTGGTCGATAAATATAATCAAACTCTAAGTTATTAACACAATATTCAAAAAAGGCTATTGTCTTATATATGATATTTTCTCTTGTTTCCGGGTAGTTGTGATAAAAACAATCTCCTTTCAACGAAGTACAAGTGCCGGGAGAGATAGCTTCATAATCTGGTGTATTGCCATAAATATAAAAAACGGATACGTCTTTCGGCATAGCGGACTCTGAATAACAAGTTTCTCGGCATGCTCGTACCATATTGTCATAGCCGCCGGCCATCGAAGCTAAAACGCCTACAATAATTTTATTTGACATAACTGCTCCTCTGTTGCTCCAAGTCGTATTCATACATCATGTGAGCTAAGTCTTTAAATTTCATTTTTGGAGACCAATTAAGCTTTTCTTTTGCTTTTGATGCATCACCAAGTAGAATTGGAACTTCGTGTGGTCTGAAAAGTCTTTGATCAATTCTAACATGCTTGTCTATGTCTAAACCAGCATAATTAAAGACACACGCCAAAAATTCTCGGACTGTATATGATTCTCCGGTTGCCACAACATAGTCATCTGGGCTATCCTGTTGTAACATCAACCACATCATCTCAACATAATCGCCAGCAAATCCCCAATCACGCATGGCGTCTAAGTTACCAAGATAAAGTTTATCCTGCAATCCAAGTTTGATTCTTGCAGCGGCCATAGTAATCTTACGCGTGACAAATGTTTCGCCTCTTCGTGGAGATTCGTGATTAAAAAGTATACCAGATGATGCATGTAGCCCATAAGACTCTCTATAATTCCTTATGAGGTGATGTGCATAAACTTTGGCGCATGCATATGGGGAAGCAGGTTGAAGCGCCGTAGACTCATTTTGAGGGCTTGTCGGGTTATCACCAAACATCTCCGATGAGGAGGCTTGATAAAAGCGAGAGTTTGGAACGATATGTCGCATAGCTTCCAGTAAACGTAATGTTCCCATCACGATTGTGTCTGTTGTGCTTTCAGGAACCTCAAAAGATACCCGGACGTGAGACTGAGCAGCGAGATTATATATTTCATCGGGCTTATATTCGTTTAACAATCTCCACATACAGCCCGAGTCATTTAATTCAAAATACCTCATGCTAAAATTTGGATGTTCAAAAATGTGATCCAAGCGTTCAGTACAGATAGTGGACGTTCTTCTTTTCAAGCCCACAACCCTATATCCTTTATTTAACAGCAGTGCAGCAAGATATGAACCATCTTGTCCAGTTACTCCTGTTATTAATGCCGTTTTCAAGAGACCCCTCTTATGTCCGGATACTTTAATATAACCCATTCACAAGTTTTAGTCAAGCCTTTTTCTAAAGAAATATACCACTTTTTATCCCAACCTAAATCTAATAGCTTTCGATTAGAACTAGGTTTCCTGTGCTGGCCAGATGGCATTCGCGTATCCCACTTTACCTTACCGTTATATTCCAAAATGGAACAAATCATTTCTACAACTTGTTTAATAGAATATTCTTCGGTGTTTCCAATATTAATTGGTTCCGGTTCATTGTAGTTTTCTAATAAAAAAATTAGTATTTTAACTATATCTTCAGAATATGTGAATTCTCTTAATGGCGAACCGTCCCCCCAGCATTCTATAAATGGCTTATTATTTATTTTTGCTTCCCATACCTTTCTTATAATCGCTGGTACGACGTGGCTATTCTCTAAATCAAAATTATCATTTTCACCGTAAAGGTTATTTGGAATAGCTGTAATGAAGTTGCATCCATATTGTTGGCGATACGCACGAGACATAACGTCTACCATTCTTTTTGCGTATGCGTAACCAAAGTTAGACGGGTGCGGTGGGCCGAGATGCAGTTGGTTCTCGGTAAGGGGGTAGGTTATATAGGGCGCATCAGGGTAAACACATGTAGAAAGAAGAGATACTACCTTACTTGCTCCCCCAAGGTGACATGCGGATAATATCTTTTCATTTAACGCAGAGTTTTGATTATAAAAATCTGCTACTTGCTCTGTGTTTGCTTTGACCCCACCAACCTTTGCCGCAAGATGGATTACGTTTTTCCCTCCAAATTCTTGTTTATGGAAAATTCTTTTTAACATAAAGCGTAGTTCTTGGCGCGCTGGGTAAACGGCATCTGGTAAGACTTGTTTGAACGCAGAACCAACCAGGCCTGAGCCACCGGTTATAAGTAAGTCACTACTCTTCATAACTATTCAAGACCTCGCACAAATATTCTATCTCCTCTAGCGTTATGAAGGGATGAATTGGCAAACTAACAGAATGTTTTCCGTAATATAACGATTGTTTATTTGGGGTAGATAAGTGTGTATACATTGGCATTTCTTCTATACATGTGGGATAATGCATGCCCCATTGCACTCCATTGTTTGTTAAATGGTCAGATAACTTTATTCTATCTTCGACTCTTACAGGATATACATGGTGTACTGGTGTGCAGTTAGGCGGAGTTTTGGGCAAAATTATAGAGTTGTTTACTATCTTATTTTCATACTTCGAAACAACATCCCTCCTCATTTGGTTCCAGCGGTCAATATAGTTCAGCTTTTCTTTTAATATTATTGCTTGGATAGTGTCTAAGCGGTGGTTGCCGCCTCGTATCTCATGCTCGTTCTTATTTAGCGAGCCTATGTTCCTTAATCTAAGAAGTTTTTGATATATTTGTTCACTATTAGTAGTAACGATCCCAGCGTCACCAGCAGCCCCCAAGTTTTTACCGGGATAAAGAGAGAAAGCTGCCACATCCCCAAAACTACCAACCATCTGGTCTCTCCACTTAGCGCCGTGTGCCTGTGAGGCGTCTTCTATAACTTGGCAGTCATACTCTTTTGCTAAGTTCATTAAATCATCCATGTTACACGAATAACCATATAGGTGAACTGGTACTAGTACCATATTGTCGTATAAATGGCGATTGGCTACTACTATCTCCCTAACCTTGTGTGGGTCAACCTGATAGTATTCATCGCAGTCCACAAGAATGTATTTACAGTTTGGGTAGGCCTGCTCTATGCCCATCAACGTAGCCACATACGTATATGCTGGTACTATAAAGCAAGTCTTGCCTGGAAGTGACAGCGACTGTGCCGATAATTTTAATGCATCAGTGCCGCTAGAGACTCCAACGGCATACCTACAGCCTACATATTTTGCGAACTGCTCTTCAAACTCCCGCACCTCTTCACCAAGTATAAAGTTTGATTTTTCAAATAACGACTCAAAACCTAATAAACAATTTTTTTTAATTATTTGCCACTGAGCATTTAAATTATTAAACGCAACCTTCATTTTCTAAAATCCTTATTGTTTGTAGAGTTAGCTCTTTTTGTTTGTCATGATTATAGCTATCATTTAAAAATACATCAATGCTCTTCTCCAGAGGAGAATAACTTGATACTTCACAATTGTCAATTCCAAAAATAACACTTTTTTCTATGTCATCCCAATATAAAAATTTATCACCTATCTCCATGCTACAGAGGCGGTCTTTTTTGCCATATTCCCAGCTAGAATTTATTTGTACCGTTGTGTCCGAAAATGTTAACACTCCCGTAGAGCTATCGAATTGTTTAGACTTTTTGTTTCTACTAAAATCTAACCAACGAACATCTGTCGGTCTTTCGCCAAGCAGATACAATGCTATGGAAACATCATGACTGCACAGGTCCCATCGTGCCGTTGTGTCCTCTCTGGCAGGGCCATAGTTTAATCTATTAAAAATAATATTTTTTGGCTTTCCATAATTTTTAATAACTTCTTTTATAGTCTGGACGCATGGGTTATAAACAAATACCCAATCTACAAACAGTCTAGCACCATTCTCTGTTGCTATCTCATACAAATTACTGGAACTTTTCGTATCTAAGGTCAGGGGCTTTTCGCAAAATACATCAACCCCTTTTTGCAAAAAATACTTACAAATCTCATAATGCTCTCGTGATGGGACTGCTACAAACACCATGTCGCACTCTAATTGTTTATAATCTTTAACAACTTTGTAACGCTTTTGGTTTGTGGGCAGCTTTTCACATATTGTAATATCACACCTATCCCCCACAAGGGATTCTATATTTTTTAGTAATATTCTACCCCAATAACCGTATCCAACTAAACCTATCTTCATGAAGTCCTCGCTGTCTTTTCGTGTTTTGTAAAGTATCTTCGATCCCCTAGAGAAGCATTCTGGCTAGAATTGTAATATGAGGAAACTTCTTCATCTTGTTTTCTTGGTTGGATAGCGTCAATTAAAGGAATCGTATTTTTAAATAAAACATAGCCGTATTCTAGGGCCCTCTTGTATACATCTGCCACCTCATCAAATTCAGGATAAATAGTATATTTCATTTGTGCTATGATCGGCCCGTCATCAATCCCAGGCGTTATTTCGTGTATTGTAATCCCATGCTCTAATTCATTGTTTTTTAAAGCCCAATTTATTGGAGAAACCCCCCTGTATTTCGGTAATGGCGAGTTGTGAATATTAATAATATTATTGCAGGACCTTATAAACCTATCTCTAATAATTTTGTCGTAAAAAACAGACACAACAAGATCTGGTCTAGACGGCAGGTCGTTGTAATGACCAGAGCTAACAATATCTACGGTATTGTGACTAGCCCAGTCAGATAAAGATTTAGTCCAGCTAGGTTCTGGGGTGACCGGGACTACACAGACTAGCTTGTAATTTGGCGACTCCAAAAACCACTCACATACTTTTATGGCCAAGTCTCCTTTGCCAAGAACAGTAACAGTTTTCATAATTTTATATCCTCTAATAATTTAGTGACCCGCTGGTCATACGTATGTTTCTCGGCTAGTTGTAACCCTGCTTTTGCAATCTCGCTAATATCGTTGTTTTGGATGTGTTTTGCCCTTTCTTTCAATTCATCAATATCTCTGTAGATAAAACAATTTACCCCGTCTATAAAGCCTAATTCATGATATTCTGAACTATCGCTAGTTAATAAGGCTGTGCCACATCCTATGGTCTCAAAGTTTCGATAGTTGATCGCTGAATTATTTTTCCACGACATATTCATATTAAAATGACATTTATAAGAATTAATCGCTCTTACCATCTTATCACCAATAACAAATATATCTAAATGTAAGCCGTAAGTTCCACTCATCCAGTCTAACAATGGTTTTCTATTAACATAGTTTCCGCAAAATCCCAAAACGTGCTCCTTAGGGATACCTAATGGCTTAATAATATCTGAGTCGTAGCTATTGGGGAGCCATATGTGATGTTTCTTGGAAACAAAATCCCTGGTAGAGTGCAAAAGATAGTCATAGCGCCCCCTAACAAACTCGTTTTCAAACATATCAAGCCCCAAACAGTGTGCGTCTATAGACCACAAAAGTTTTATTGCTTTTGTATTCGAGAGGTCGGGCAGCCAATTACCAGAGACATGAGCATAATTCTCCAAGTTAATTATTAAATCATAGTCACTAAATGTAGGCAATATATCATAATTAGAATGCCCTAGGCCCCAGACTGTGGCCGTGTGATTTAATTTTTCAAAAGACCTCTTTAGGCTATAGCACTCACGAAAATCTCTATTTTCATCATGCCTGCCATTCTCTTGAATTATTAACACATTCATATTTTACTAGCCTCCTCAAGGATCATATCTTTCCAGTAGTCAAAGCTAAGATACCTTAATGTATCATTTTGTCTACATTTTGCTTGTTCTATTTCCTTTTTTAAAAAGTTTAAGTCTTTTAAGTTACTACTATTTTCTATTAATACAACAGGAAACATGTGGTGTATACTTCTATACATTGCTGGGTTAAATGTAAGCGGAATGCGTTTTAAATATAGAGTTTCATATACGCGTAAATTATCACCATTATCATTACCTTGGGCACATAGCACTGCCTCATGGTCTAGTATGGCATCCACAAAATTCATGTATGGTATCTCACTGAGGTATCTTTCTCGATCTGCGCGGCCACTTGGTTCCTGCCACGTAATAAAATCAGTTGTCTGTGCAATTTCTTTTATACCCGTTCGGTGGGATGGGTTTGTGTTAACTCTAAAATTAGCATAAATAAATTTTGTTGGATCCCTTGACGGCGGGCTAGAAAGCACCCTTCTTTTCTCTTCCCCTTCTAATTCATAACCGCACCATGAGAAAGACCCTTTGTTTACAGCTTCTGAGACTTCTATCCCTCTTGGTATTGGTTGAACGAGTGGGGACCACTTGTCTAAATCAACACAACAATTCCATGAAAAAACTTTTTTAACATTTTTAGGTATCATATCCATATGGTGATTATATAGGCACATATCGCTACCAGCAAGTATTAAAATAACGTCATGGTTTAATCTACTAATCTCAAGCGAGGCCTGGCTTAGGAAGTCAAATTTACAAAAAATTATTTTTTCGCCGTCATGCAAATCAACAAATTTATTAAGTTGTATCGTATTCATGAACAGTACTTCCTTTTATAATCTTGAAATTCATGTGAAAGGGCTGCCTCTATCTGGCTTGCGAGGGGAGGATTATATCTACCTTCCCCTAATTTACAAAATTTAGAAATACCATTTTTTGATATTTCTTCAATAGATTCTAGCATCATCTTTTGCTCCAAATTATGAATTCTAATTTGAATGTCAACTAAGCTATCATCTTTATAAATTTCTATTTTTTGCTTGTCAACAAGAAGTCCACGATCAATATTGGCATCTATAATATGTGTGGTAACACCTTGTGGTGATCCCCTTAGGATCGCCCACTTTATTGTGTCCAAGCCCCTGTTATCAGGTAACAACCCAGGATGCATATTTAACACGCCCTTTGTAAAATTTTTAAAAGCTATAGGCTTTAGTATTCTAGCGCCTAAGATAACTCCTAAATCTAGTTGATAATCAATCACTAACTTCGATGTTTCTATAGAATTATGCTTTACGACATGATAGTCTATGTTATGTGCAGTAGCCACCTCCTTCGGGTGGAACAAAAATAAACCTCTAGGGTTTGTTCGCACATTTGATCTGTGGATATTCAACTTCACAGGATCTGCTGCGAACACAACTTTTGGCTTCAATCCGGATAAGATAAGATTTTGTATCCCGACTTGGGTTTTCCAGTGTTTAAAGTTATATGCAAATATACCTATATTTAATTTATTTTTAATCATGTATGCTTGTTAGCTTTATTATAGAAGATTCTAAGTGATAAGACTCTATTGATTCAGACGTAGATTTAAATAATTCACAAATCCTGTCTCCTTTCCTTGGAGGAATTTTAATAATATCTCTCTGAGGGTATAGGGAGCTTGCTATATCTAGCATATTTCTTCTTCCAACAGAGTTAACAATATATCTACCAGGACTAGATGTCATTGTGTGCATAATCAAACCTACAGACTCCTCTAATGAAATAAAATGCCTCTCACACTCAGCAACAACCTTAATGCTTTGGTCACTGGACAGGCGATCCCATATCTCAAACACATTTCCGGAAGTCTCTACGACGTTAAAATATCTTGCTACACTGCCTCCTGCGTTCAGGGCTATCTTCTCAGCTATTAACTTTGAAGCACCGTAAACAATTTCAGGATTGTTAGCTTTGCACGTCGATGCTAAAACAACTTTACAATTTGACGGGGACGCGTCTACCATGTTCTTCATGCCAATTGTATTAATGGATAAAGTTTTCCATATTTCCCTCTCACCTAAGGGGGCATGCTTAGCACCTGCTATGTTCACTATGATTGTTGGTTTAAATTTATTTACCACAGAGAAGACATTTTGAAAATCTGTTACGTCTAAATACTCATGATCACCCACAATATCTGTTGTAAGCAACTCATCTATATAAGAACTCTGTAAGTTAATTCTAGATGTTAATGCTCTACCAATACTCCCATCTGCGCCTGTTAATAATATTCTTTCCTTCTTGGAGAATGTAATACCATACGGCTCTATAAGAATAGGAAATTGTTTTCTATTTAAAATTTTACTTACCTTATCACTTCTCATCTATACCCTCCAACAGTGCCTGTATAAGGCCGGTAATGTACTGCTCGTTATCTTTAAAAGGCCTGGGACTGTGTAATTCCGAGTAGCCGCCTGCTTTTAATATATCTATGCTATAACCTAAACGTCCGCCTCTGTCTAGTCTTCTTGGCACCAAAACATCATGAAATAATCTTAACCGGACCACTTCCGAATCTTTATTTTTAAGATTATAATTATTGATAATTTTTGAAGAATGTAATTCGTCTAGAGCCCAGTAATTTGATGGTAGAGTAGGGTAATCATTTCTGTAGGTGAAAACTTTTTTTACTTCTGTTTCCCAGCTATCATCTATGCCCAATATTTTTTTATAAGTGCTACCCTTTGCTATGTGCCATCCAGAGGGGTAAACATCAGGCAAAAAATTCTTATATGCATCTGCCATAGCGATAATATACTTATCGTCTGTTAGAGCTTCGGACTCTTGTAGAAAGTTAAATATTCTAGATGTTAAAGATAGCTGGTCGATGCCCATTGTTAAACACACATCATCACTAAACATTGTCGGTCCATAGAAGAATGCCCATGTTGTAGACCAATCCATATTAGGGTCGACAATAGCACTTTTAATTGGGTCTAGGCGGTAAATCTCACCCCATTTAGTCGACAAATTGCTACTGTTTAATTCTTCCTGCGTTCCTACAAACATCAACGTAGGAACCATGTCAAATCTTCTTCTCCAAACCTCTGAGAATGGATTCCAAAAATCAGTGTACAATTTATTGTTATTAAGACAAAATATTATTCTATCTATCTTCATCTTCGTTCCTGTTAAATGGATCATATGCCTTTAACTTAGGTTTATTCAGCGCGTAATTAGTTAATGCAAGTTGCCAAAATTCTGTTCTATCTTTTCTTTTTGAACAAGGTACTGAGTATGAAAAGTTCTGCCCACATGTTAGGCACATTCTAGCTAACTTTTTATTACACTCGTCTAACGTAATGTCTGACAAGCTATCGAAATAATCCTCCTGATTGGCCAGCACTCTACCGGCGCCGCTACTGCATGGTCTAAAGCCAGTACGAGAAAGCTCCCAACCACATGATGCGTGCATCTGACAGTCTAAAATTATATTATTTTCTTTAACAAACCGAGACTGAGCGGGGGTCAAATTAGGTGGATAATAACCATCGAGTGGGGGGTTAGCAATGTCTTCCTCCGAACCCTGGTGCATCTTTTCTATTTCATCAAGTCGATCAATCGGAGCTTGCCACACATTGCCAAAATCAGGTATGAACTCCGCTACCTTTTTTTCACCCGTTTTAAAATTAACAGATTCTTCAATGTATGTTTTCTCCATCGTGTCCTTAAGCGGCTTAGAACAAACTATCAGCCAGTCAGGGTGCCCAATATGGCTTAAATCAAATCCATCTGTGACTCTATTAAGCTTCATTAAATTTGCATTCTCTATATCAAGAATTTTGCGAACCTTCTTGCCCGTGCCATTTGATATCACTTTTAAAGTCAAATCGGGCAAATATTTTTGCTTAAGTCCCTTATTTATGGTATCTAAGATTTTAAAAAAATCATGATGTAATGTAGGCTCGCCACCGGTGATTCTTATTTCATGCCATTGCCAATTTAGATTTTGGCTCTCCTTAACAAAATCCTCTATCTGCTGAAGAGTCATTGAGTCGCTTTTTTTAGCTGGCGCGGAGTCTATAAATTGGTCACATGAATAACAATTCAAATTACAAATACTGTTTATTGTAATATTAATAAAATTCATTTGCTGAGGATAGGCTATAACAATGCGAGCCTGCTTTGCCTCTATGTAGGCCTTTATAAAATCGTTAACCGTGGCATCTTCCGGCAAGGTAACATTATATTTTTTTAACATATGCCTTCTATATATTTCCATCTTATAACAACTCCGCATGTTCTGGGTTCAATAAATTATCATTATTATCAAAGGCTTGACCAACAAACCTTTTATTTTTTCTTGGTGTGGGGAAACTTTTCTTTTCAAAATATTCATCGTGAACCGTGCATTTATCATACACGATAGGCCATATAATTTCTCTTAAAAAATTCTGGTCCACCTGCCAGAAATCACCCTTAACATAATTTTTAATCATATCCTTCATGTCTGAAAGCAGTGGGTTTTTTACACCCCACATGCCCCCAAGTATCTGTGTCGCGTGATAAGGGTGATCTCTCATAATGTGAAATGCTTTATCGCTGGCTAGCCATTCTTGGACGGCCGACGCCTCTCTACGATCTATCCTTGAATCTGTGTCCCTGGATATCATAATAGATACGTCCGGATCAGAAGCATCCTCAAATCTCCAAAACATACCAGTCCAGTCGCCCAACTCCTTACGCAAACTTATCTCAACATTGTCTTGTTTTAGTAAATCTTTAATATAAGTCTCGGGCACTGATTTTCCTACGTGGTATCTACAAATCCATCCTGGGTAATGCTCCATGGCTAGTTCAGCGTTACGGATAGCACCTACACAATATATTGGCTTATCGCCCCATAAACTAAAACTTATTACTTTCTTCATCTTTTGAAATACTCCCCGTATTGTGTAACAGCTTTTTGGCCATACACGTCTGTGTACTCCCAGAATACTTTTTTCTCTTCTAAAAATTTATGCTTACGCTTATCCGGATCGGTTGTAAGCCCAATAGGGTTGTGGTAATATAAACCGTAAACGCCTTCAAGCATCATAAATCTGCTGCCATTACGAACTGCTCTTAGCCACATCTCCCAGTCGCCCGCGAATTTATAATTATCATCAAAAAGTCCTGCTTTTTGATGCATAGTCCGCCTCCACAATGGCTGACAGCCTGGTAGGCACTTAACCATTGTCTCCTTAGAGAAGGCGAATGTTGGGTATATCTGATATCCGGAAGAATTTTCATAAAACGTTTCATGGGGCTTCTTAGTAAGAAGTGTCCGACTATATGCAAGGTCAACCTTTGGGCTATTGTCAAGGGCAAGTACAAATTTTTCTATTTGATTGTATGCCCTTCTATCGTCCACATTTGCATTTGTTAGATATTGACCAGAACTATTTTGTATAGCATGATTCCAACAGCCATAAATACCTGGGTCTTCCTCTAGGCGGTGATAAAAGATATTACTATATTGCTCTTGATACTTGCTTATTACACTAAATTCTTTCCCAGGCGATGCCCCATCAACTATTACAAGTTCGCATTTTTCAAAATATGTTTGTTTTATTATATCTTCTAAAAAGCTTTCTATATGATCGTCAGCATCATATATTGATGTAATGATTGAAACTTTTGGTTTATGCATCTAGATTCTCTAAAACAATATTTACTATTTCATTTTGCCTATAACGCATATGCTCAATTAAGTCAAGACCTTTTTTAGAAAACCAATCCTCATGGATAGCTCCGATGTTGTTGGTAGTCTTTGTCTTCATGCCCATCATCCTAGCCTCCACAACGATCCTAGAGAGTGTCTCAGGCGTCTTAGGGAAGAAAACCAGGGTAGAGTGACCACCTAAGCTGCGCAAGAACGTAGGGGCGTCTGAGGGCGGTATAAGCGCGTACTCTAATCCGAGAGCTTCACAGTATTGTACAGCCTCATGAGTGTTCTTGTGCGGTATAGGAGAACTCATAATTGCACATGTATCAGTTTTAGATTGCTTGCTAAGTTCCTCTAATAAAGAAAAGTGTTCTTCGGGCCACAAATTACCACCTAAGTTAATGATGTTATCCAGTTCTAAATTTTTTCTAACTATCTCGGCATGAAAATTGCTCTGGCACAGCACAGCTTTCGCATTTGCATAGAATTCTCTATTGATAATGTGCTCTTTAGGAGCCTGATAATTTTGATAAGCGTTGGGATTCCTATTAGGCAAGTACTTGTGGTCATGCTCATAAATGATATAGCCTCTGCCTTGTAGGTCTTTCCTGTTCTCTTCTGAGAGGTTCGCGAAGTTTGAAACAATAATATTCTTATTGTGCAACAAGTCAATATGATTAACTTGGTGGCTGTTGACTCGTCGAATGCTGTGGCCCTGTTTATGTAAAATGTCTATCAACACGTCATTATTTAGTTCTCCGCCACCAGCAACCTGATCCGCAAAGAAGTCTGCTATAAAAAGTATATCAGCCATGCTCAACTACGCCAGAGTTTAACTCGTCAAACCACGCGGACATGTCTACTTCCTCACCATACGCCAAGTCTGCAAAAAGTTGATGCTGCTTATTAGAATTAAACTCCTCTAAAACCCATTCTTGCAATTGTTGAGCTCTCTTCAGCCATTTGCCGCCTTTGCGGACTTGGCGAACTCTCTGTTTGAAGGATCCTTCGTGAGGAAATGCCCACATAGAATCTGCCTGGATCACGCCGTCCCACACGGCCTCTTTTTGAATCTGCTGGATATCGTAGTTGACCGGCAAGAAGCAAGAAGTTTTGTCTTTGACGAGAAAGTCCAAATGTCCGGACCACTCTGGCGCGATGATGGGCTTCCCGACTTGCGCGAACTCAAAGAGGGGCAAGCCGAAGCCCTCTCCGTGGGTTGTCGTGGCCATACAAGAGATTTTTGGATGGTGATATAGGGCAGACATCTCGGCCTCGGTGAGATCGCCGTGGAGCAAATATACTTTACACTTTCTGTCTTCCTTGTCCAGTTCTAGCGAATCGGTGACATACTTAAGACGGTTTTTGGTGTATTCTCTGTCCATAATGTTGTTTCTTCTATGGCTAGTCTTGATTACCAAGCCAACCTCCTGATCCCAACACTCTTCCAACCACCAACGAATAAGGTTGTCCAGATTCTTTCTCGGTCCCCATTGGCCGACGGCGAGATAGTTGAAGTCATATTCCAACTCCAAGTTGAACTCAGGATCTGGCTCTATATTGCGCGCTGGATATCCGACAACCTCTACTGGGGTTGTTAATTCAAGATGAACCGGATTGCCGTGCTGATCTTGGCCATCATAAGCCGTATTCTCAAATCCCCACTTTGAATGTTCGGACACGACGATGACTTTATCCATCTCATTTGCTTTTTCGAGCCAGCCGGGTGAGACCTTCGTTGTTTCGATGCCGGCGCAGACTCCGATGTTGATAGGTGCGAGGCGCTCCCATTCATTTGGGATCGCGATTTGAATTGATATATCAAACGGAAGCTTCTGCGCTAGATATTGTTGAGTTTTGAGAATCTGGGCGTCGGTCCAGGTGCGGAACTCATTTTGCTCGAAGATCCAGCCGGTTTGGCCCCATCCGGTTGGGATGATGAAAATATCAAATAGATCTTCTCTGGAGCGTAGGGCTCGTAGAACCATCCGGGCGTGTTCGCCATAACCAGACTGTGTGAGGCAGGGGCCTCTAACTATAACACTCTTTCTCACGCTACCTCCAAAAGTTCCCAGGATTTATATCCCTTTCTATTCTCCCACGAACCATAGCGCTCGTGGATGCCGTCCATCAGTTCAACCCAAGATTCGCAAAAAGTCTCAAAGTTATAGTTCTTTTCGACGTGGGCTCGGCCTAGTTGGCCTAGTGCTTTTCTTTCTTCTTTCGACATATTATACATCTTGTCCAAAGCATTTAAAAAGTCTTCCTTGCATATACGGTCCTCATAAATAAACGGAACCTGCTGTGAGCCTATAATCGCCTTAGACGACGGCTCTAGACCTATGCCGAACCAGTTTTCTCCGTCGGTTACTTGCTCCTGCAATCCGCCCGTCATATTCACTATAATCGGTGTTCCGCAGGAAAGCGATTCAAGAGTGGCGAGGCCAAAGCCTTCGGCGTCGGAGATATTGATTGTAACGTCTGCAATATTATACATTGCGGCCAATTGGCCGGCATCGACCTTACCTCTGGATAGGGCTACTCTGCCGTCGTTGGCGCCGATCTCGGCCATAATAGCTTCGAGGTCTTGACCGTTTGGGTCTTTCGGGTCGGTATGCATAATCAAATTAACTTTTTCTGGTCCGACCTTTTCTGCCCATTCGTTGAACCAACAAATCAATGAACCCGACATTTTGCGGCGAGCGTTTCGGTTGTTCCAGAAGCAGATAAACATATCTTCAGCGTCTTCACCGAACTGTTGTTTTCGGAAATCTGCCACTTGTTCATCTTCTAGCGGCCGGAAAATCTTCATATCTACGGCGTGGGGCATATAGTGACGTTCAACGCTTGGCGCAACATTCGCGACAATATCATCTGTGACCTTTGAGATCGTTGCGATGACATCTGTTGATTCATACTTGGATCTATTATACGTTGGAAATGGGTAGTTGTCCCATACGTGATAATATACCATAGGTAGGTGGGGGCGGATTTCGTTTTCCATATCCCAAAGCCACTCGTAAAAGCGGGGGTCGGTCATAAACCAGAGAATGTCTGGCTTTTGTTGAATTATCATAGACCGGACCATTTCTTGCGTTCCGTAGCCATCGACAGGATATACTATTAAGTTATCACCCCACTGTTCCGTCTTTTGAGGCTGGTAGTTTTCATGCTTGACTGCGCCGCCGAAGCACAAAAACTGATAGCGGCCGGTCTCTAGGAGAGTCTCTATCATATACTTCGTTTGTGTTCCCACACCTGACGGGGCAAAGGGATGGTCCGATATAACAAAGACCTTAGTCTTCTTCTGTTCGTTCATTTATTCCTCAAGTACAATGTTTTGTTTTATAGAAAGGACAATATTTACAAGACAGTCTATTCTTATATACTCTTTTCTTCTCTATTATTATAACCGCATGTCGAAGAAGTGTCAAGGCATTATTTATCTTTTTTTGACCGGTTGAAATACGAAATATCTCTACTTGGTCCTTCTTCGCGGTTCTTTTGAGTAATCCAAAATGTGTTTCGATTTGCTCTAACGGGACATTATGCTTCTTCGCCCAAAAGCATTTATACAACACCAACTGATAGCCTATGATCTTGTCGGCTTTCTTGCGGGAGTCCCAACCCCAAGAACAAGTTTTCCAGTCGATAATGTGATATTTCTCGTCTGGGGTTTGGATGATAAGATCGATATAGCCTTTAAGTTTTAGGTCAATATCATCGATGTCTTCGTGAAGTTCTTCCTCCACTCCTATGACCTTATACCCAGGGAAAGCAGCGTCAAGCGCATCGGCAACCTTATCGATTATTCCAGGCGCTTGGGCGTACATACTTTCGCGTAGGCTTTTGTCTACGACATCAGGTTTGAGCTTTCCAACTTCTTCGTTGAAAGTTTCTATAAAGTATTCTTGCCCTGAATTGTCTTTCTTCAGGGCGATGTTTTCGCATACGCTATGCATAGCAGTGCCGAAGGCCGTGAAGAGATTTCCTGTGAAATCTTCAAGGCCGTCGGTGTATCTCAGCTTATGCCGATGCGTACACTCATTCCAAAGCTTAAGTTCAGAATAAGATATGTAGTCACGCACTATTCCTCCGGTGTGACGGAAACAGTTTTTTTCTTACTACTATTATAACTTCTTTTCTTTGGTTTTGCAACAACTTTTTTCGTTTTTATTACATTTTTCTCAAATATCCAAGTGCCAGCTAAAAGCTCCTTCTTAGAATAGTTGGCCAAATAGCCTGTCGCAGGGGAAGTTAAGATGCCCGATGCTTCAATCCCCTCTTCCTTTAGATAAGCGAGTATATCACCTTCTCGAATAACAATTTTCTCCGGGCATCGGGGCCATGGCGCCATAGAGGCATGAACCCTCACAGTATCATCTTTTATTTCTATTCGTATATTAACATTTTTATTCATTAGCGGCATCCTCTGTTTCAAATTGTTTTTCGACATCACAAAGCGCCTGGTGATACCCTCTTACCCAGTTTTCTTCGGCCAAGGCCAAAACAAATTCCGGGAATTCATCGGCAACCACTTCGAGTATCATCTCAACTGTGATGTTCCCATCTTCGGGATTCAGTTTTTCACCTACGTGATTAACAATCATCTCTTTCAGGGGTCTTTCTTTGTCGGCCTCTACTGTTTGTTTGAGCAGCGGGCTCTCTCTATCATCTATTGCTTCCATTATAACCTCATAATATTTTTGCTGCCAGTGAGGCAACGTCTGAACGCTCACCCTTTTTGAGGGTAACGTGTCCGGCGAGTGGCTGGTCCTTGAACCGTTCAACGGCGTGTGTAAGACCAGAGGACATTTCATTGATATAGATATTATCAATCTGTTCTATATCGCCAGTTAGAACAATTTTTGTACCCTCTCCGACACGAGTCAAGATGGTCTTGATCTCGTGACTAGTTAAGTTTTGGGCCTCATCAATAATGATGTAAGCGTTTGATATTGATCGGCCGCGAATATATGTGAGTGCTTCCATTTCAATCAGGCCATTGCCAAGATATTGGTCCAGAGTGGTTTGCTGGTTTCCAGTCAAGAACTTAAGATTATCTTGAACCGGTGCTAGCCAGGGGGCCATTTTCTCCATCATAGTGCCGGGCAAAAAACCAATATCCTTACCCATCGGCATCACAGGACGAGAAACAACTAACTTCTTGTATGGACCCTCGGGCTCCCAGAAGTTATTCGCCAACTCTTTAATGCTCGGGTTCGACACTACCTGCTCCAAGCCGGCCGCTATAGCAATTAATGTTTTACCGGATCCGGCTTTGCCGATTAGGGAAACTATTTTAATGTCCGGATCCATCAGGAGGTCTATGGCAAATAGTTGTTCTTTATTTCTCGGTCGGATCCCCCAAAGGCCGGACTGGTATTCTGTTATTTTTCGCAGTGCTGTTGCTGCGTTGGTGTATCTACATAGCGCGGTTTTCTTTTCCACTAGGTTGGAAACAAGCATAATATATTGGTTTGCGTGGAGGCCGGCGGTCTGTTCTTCGTCCAAATAGATGCTCTCGCCAGAATAGAACCGATCAATCAACTGGTCATCAACGAGGATTTGACCAAAGCCACTGTAAAGTTCAGACTCTTCTTTTATAATCTGGTTCTTTTTATAGTCCTCGCTTTGTAATCCAATTGCGTCACAGATGACGCGCATATTGATATCACGACTGACAGCAATCGTTTTCCTGGTCCCGTTCTCGGTGTCTTCTGATAGGGCGGTGGCGATTATGATATGGTCAGCGACCGAAGAGTCTAGATCGGCAGGAAGGAGGCGGTCGTCGATACTGGTTCCGCGGACCTTAAGGATGCCCTTTCCTCTTCCAAGCCTAACACCTTTTTGAAGACTTGCCTTGTCTCTCAACTCATCAAAGGCTCGGATAATCCTTCTAGCATTTACTCCAACGCTGTCTTGCCTCTTTTTATGTTTGTCTATCTCTTCTAATACTTTCAGCGGAATAACAATGTCGTTATTGCCATAACTATAGATACACTCAGCGTCAGTCAAGCAGACGCTTGTATCAAGAACATAAGTTTTTTTTGCCATAATCTACCATTTTTGTATTGAATCGGAAGAAACCCACACTACGGCCTCTTCCGCACTACTAACTAGTTCTAGTTCAGATATAAATGCGCGCTTTGCGAACACTGCGATGAGCCCCTTTCTATCACTGACCCACCTTAAAGGCCTAACTACGGCGTCTGAGTTAAACACACCACACAACTCTTCGCTGGGGGTCCATCTATTAGAGTCTTTCATTACAGATCCATAGCACACGGTCCCACTTGGGACCAGGCTAGTTTTGGCATCCAGCATTCTATTGGGTGCTCCTTATATTTATAGGTTGTTGCTAATATTTTCTATTCGGTCTTTTTCGTAGCTGGCGTCTTCTACCAGATCAGAAGAACTCCTGATCTTTCCGCCGCCGACATTCCATAGCATTTTTATGCCGATGTCGTCGCATACAACTTTCTCTGGCGTGTTTGTTTCAACCCTATCGCCTCCATTGGCGAAATAGTCTGGTTTATGTTGCTTCAGAGCATCGCAGACAGTTCCGTCGCTGTCATCGACCGATACCACCTTCCACACTTCCGCATAACCTTCTATGAGTTCTTTTCGATCTTCCCAGGGTATGAAAACGTAGTTTTTCTTTCGGAATAACCACGCGTCCGAGTTGATCACAACAATCACTTTTCCGAACTTGCTGGCCTCTTGGATCATCCTGAGATGTCCAACGTGCAGCGGGTCGAACCCGCCGGAAACCATTACTGTCTTCTCTTTACTCGTCATCTTTCACCTTTTCAATAAAGCAGTTCTGGACCTGCATTAGTTCTTCCATTCTGTCTGGATCCATCACATCGGAGAATATCGCATATATTGTGAGACTCGATATAACAGAACCAAATACAAGGCCCATAAGAAAGGCCAGATTGAATGTTAAGTATGTTTTTATAAATTTTATCATTTTATCATTTGGTTGAGTTTGTTTCGTTTAGAAACAAAGTATGGAGGCGTTGGGAGTCGAACCCAAGTCCGCAGCAACTTTCAATTCAAGTCATCCACAAGCTTGTTCTATTTTTTCTAAAATAGATAAAAACTGATCGAATCCCAACCGCTCTTACGATCATCGAGTCCACCTGCCGAAGCAGGGTAGCCTATCTGTTGATTTTTTATTTTCGCAGGAATCTACCTGTTATCCGATGTTGGGTAATAAGGTCATCAGAAACCCCACGAATTAAGCCGCTATGGCCATCTCGAAGTGATTATTGTTATTGGCAATTATCAAATTATTTGATTTTTTAAGTCATCACGACTGCTTGCACTATTCTCTTCCGTTACCCCGTCGAAGCCGGTGCACCCCCGTAAAAATATTAAACTGTTACAGTTCCAGAATTATATACATAATAAGTAAAGTTTGACGGGTTTCCGCCGACGGTCAAACCCGGATCATAAGCCACTCCCTCAAGAAAAGTTCTTGCTGGTATCATATATTCATTTAGGCCGGCGCCAGGGCCGTAGGCATTTAAACCGCTCAAGCCAGTTGTCGATGCTGATACAGCCCCAGAAAGAAGCACTTGAACGGCGCTTAGATTAACAATTGTATACGGCTGTGAGTATTTAAAGGCAGTCCAATCAATTGAGCCGGTTGAAGGTTCCCCGGCGGAGTATATAATGACGTTATTTTGATTCGTTACTACCGTAAAGGTCCCGCCGCCCAGGAGATTAGCTGTAGAACAATGTGTTGTACCATCTACTGTTGTTGCGCTTATCGTACTTGAGGCGCTGACTGTTGTTGCGGTAAGGGTCGTTGTAGTTAGGTTTGGAACTGTGCTTAAAGTAGCTCTATTTAGTTGATTTCGTTTAGCCATTTGTATTTCTCCGAGTATTCATAGTATATAGTTGGTTCAGCCGTTAAAAAACCGGTCTAGACCATATATTTTTTTGAATTCGTAAAATTTCACTTCCGGCATCCCTATGAAGGACATAGCCTCTTTCTGTGTTCTTGTACAAGAGTAGGCGAACTTGAAAACAGCCTCTCTTACAATATCTGGTATTGCTTTCCATATCGGTATGCCGTATAGCC